GTATGATCCCAGTCATTTTTCAATAAGGTATCACGACACCATATAAAGACTTGAATATCAGAGGCACAGTCGAGAATAAAAGTCCATGATTCATTTCTCATGAGCATCTCAATGTAAATAATAATGCATCTTGTTCGTGATCAAAGCAGAATGTATACGATGCCAGACCGCCTCCATCCCATGTACATTGCCATGTTCCGTCACGCCCGAAAGTTTCGCGATCTGTGATGCTAAATCTCTTTCCAAATTGGTCATGGCACCATTGACACATTCGTTCGATCTCGACCGCAGATGTTTGATGCATTATAACTTTATGTTCTAACCTGTGTTGTTTGTTAACTACGATCATGCCCACCTCAGCAAAAACATTAGATAATCTCGTTCGTTTTTAAATGCAGCAAAAACCAAATCTTGACCACTGATTTCATTTATATCCCAATCGTATGTGCCCATTCGATTGTGATCAAATTTGTTTACACGATGAAAATCAAATCTTACTTTATCTTGACTATGCTCTTCAGCCCACTTATGAACTACATTATGTCCGTATCTACAACCACCTGGACCGTAATCGGCTATCATTTGATAAATGTAATGGTTGTGATTTTCAAAACAGTAAACATGCGGATAGCCGTGATAAAAGTCACGTATACAACAGGCACGAATGTTGTAGTCAGGATCATATATTCTATGATATTCTGCCCAAGAGGCGCATCCGTGTCGTTTTAAGAATCGCCGATCCTGCCATGCCTGCCACCGTTGTTTCAACCGTTGGAACATTACGCCCATCTCAACTGAAATAACACCGCATCCTGTTCAGTTTCAAACCAAAAGGAATTGCCGGTCCATGTATAGTGATCCTGGCCGTACTGCTGAATACACCATTGGTGTGCAGGTTCCCACCGTGTTCGTAGTCCAATGTTCACTGGATACCAGCCGCCCTGCTTGAGATAGCTATACCAATCAAATAACTGTTCTTCGCTTGATTCAAGCGGGGCCAGGTCGATAAATTCTCGTATGCTCATGACCACGATAACGCAAACAGCAATTTTGTATCCTCGTCCACGTGCTCGTTGAGTTCAATAGAGAATTCCGGCAACCGGAGGTGCCAATCGTCAGAATAATACTTTACCCAACATTGCCATCCTTCTCCTCTTATTACAGTACCGACCGCACCGGATTGTTGTGGTCCTACATTTGTCATCAGCCACTGTACAGCACCACGAGCACGAACAGCATCGTATAATTTAATTTTCACGTTTTATTGTCAGTTCGTCGAACTTGAGTATTTCGTTGAATTTAGGTCCCATGATCATTTGGGTCTCGTTTATCACAAAGATATGTTGGGGGAAACGCTGTTCCAGCACAGCAACAATTTCATCGTGGTCACGTCCCTGTGCCAAAAATGTATCGTCGTCATTGTCAAACCAATATATGATATCGTTGATAATTTCTTGCTTGACCACATGCACAAGTTGTTCTAATTGTGCAATCTGCTGTTCTTCGCGATCTTGACGAGCCTGCAGAAGAGGCAAAACTAGCCAGCGTAGCGCCATGCGTCCTGCAACAACGCCTACTAGAAACCAACCAATGGTACTTAAAATGTTTTCTAAAATATCCATGCCGTTCCTTACAGTGATTGAATGTGTTGGATGATTTCTTGTGCTTGACTGAGATCTTCTAAGGGTGCCGAATCAAAATATTCAAACATGATCATCTGCAGCATGACATGTGCTATAGGCCGTACAGTAGAATCCAGTGTAGCGAACCACTCTGCAATTTCCTCTGTTGATTCTAAATTCCAAATTGTTTCACAAAGTTCTCGTTGTAGCGGGGTAAGTCCAGTTAAAGAGATCATGCGTTTTCCTTTTGTTGTCTGCGATATTCGCGTTTGAGCCAGTATTTAAATCGTTGAAAATATTCTACCCGAGAAAATTGAGCCTCAAGAAACTGCTCGCGTTCTTCACAATTGGCTTGCCATAGCCGTTCTACCCATGCTCGAAATTGCATTGTCTTCACCGTGTGTATATTGTGGATGATGTACTGCATGCATAACTGTATTATATTAGAAACTGTGTTTGCGGTCAATAACAAATAGTATGGTTTTTACAACAAAAAAGACTTTTATATATCGTTTTATCGAACTACAGAACCGTTGAGCCATGCTGTGAGATCACCGTACATGGTGGCCATCATGGCTTCACGACTGCTGAAAAATATAATTTGTTTACCACGCTTATCCAAGTAGAATGGAAATGCAATTTTGCGATCCATGTCCAAAAGAACACGTTTGGTTATGGCCTTGAGTTCAATTGGCAGTTTCCAATGTTCTAATTCCAAGGTGTTTGATAACACACGAAACCCTTCGTTGGTAAGTCTGAATCCGCCGGAGTCTCTGATATTGACATACCAGTCAAACAAGGCCTGCTCTAGTGTGGGAGATTCGCTGTTGGGCCAGTTGCGTCGTAGGTGTTCTGTGAGGTCACGCTTGCTTATCATTTGGAAACACCTGTTGCCCTTGCGTCAACAACACCACTGAAAATTTGTCAGTTTTAAATTGCACGTTCAATTTTTTAGCCAAGTTAACAGCATGTCCTTGATTGCTAAAGGATACCTTTTTATACTTAGGACCAGGATACTGAACCAATAGATTGGATGTCTTGAGATTGATCGGCTTGCCATCAAAAAACACCGCCCAGATGCCTTGTGCTGCCAGCACCTGCTCGGTCTTGTATGTGTTGCGATCGGTAATCTCTACCAGTACGTTGGGTTTTGGACGACTCATTCATTAAACTCCTACATTTATTTATGATAATGTAGGTGCTTTAAAACGAGCCCCCGTCAAGTTCTAATTTCACTGGCTTGGTTTCGTCTGGCTGTTCATGCAATACATGAAGAGCCAACAGCAGTTTAGTAATGTCAGCATGTAGGTCTTTGGCATCACTTAGACTCATAGTGAGGTCTCGCTGAGCTCGAGCATCTGCTGCTTTGACTCGATCGATAAATCTATTGATATGCAAGCTCATTAGTCATTCCCGCAAATGTTTCGAGCCGTTGCAACATGTTTAAATTCCATGTGTGGAGCAATGTCATTGTCAAAAATCTGTGCCATGGTGTTCCAGAGATATGTGCGTTCCTCTTGAGTCATACCAGATGACAAGCCGCCAACTTCAGATTTTATTATACCGTAGTCGTGTCTGTAAGTGAAACACATGTTGGTGATGATATTTTCTCTGTTCATGATTATTTTTCCAGGAAAGGTTCGAGATTCGGCGGAGTCCAGCCAACTGGCTTGAGTACTTTGCCATCTTCACGTTTGCGCACTTTGCCTGTTTCACTGTCAATTTTGGCAAAGTTTGTTCGCATTACTTCTTTCCATGCACCTTCGGCATCTGCACCCATGGAATGAATAGCACCGATAGTGACAACCAAAATGTCAATCAAGGCATCCAGCTGTTCCAACATGTCGCCGTCATTTTCTGCAGCAATCAGTTCTTTGTATTCTTCCTCAATGAGATTTTTATACATCTCAAACTGCCGTTTATCAAACCTTTCAACTGATTGGTCGCAGGCTCGCATGAACTTTTCTTGGTCTCTAAACGGATTCATTGGCTTGATCCTCTGTGTGATATGGACCGCGATAAGCATAGCGTTGCAAGGTAATCAATTTGGGACAGAATACAGTTTCCCATTCTCTCCCTTGTTTGATTTGATACCATCCGGCTGCATACCAGCTTTTAGATCTTAACTCGCGTGTCCACAGCGGTACTTGATGCTTGACATCATATATGGCATTAAATGCCCGACTACTAGTGCTGTATCCGTGTACTGAGTTGGATGAAACAGTTGGTTTTTTCTTTGATACTGTTTCAAAATCAATAGATACGTTTTGTTTAATTGTGTTTATGCTTTTAAAACTCTGCACTTGATTGTTGATTTTTACTGAAAACCCACCTGGTCCTGCTTCGATGTTGCCAATTTTTTGATTGCCCTGTTTGAGAATCCAATACTGATTAGGTACTACTGTTTTCGCTACGATCATCTAGCACTCCTTGATATGTTTTATTCAACCAGCGAGCATACTGCTCAGCCGATTCACTGGCCTTGACAAGCTCATATTTGCCACAAAATTTCATAAATCTAATTCCCACTTGTCCAATGTCCTTGTGACTGATCTGAGAACAAATGCTTTCGTCTACTTGCTGTTTGATTTCTACTGGCTGTGCATTTAAATCAATCAACAAGCGATTGCGTTCGTAGTCGTCTAGTACACGATGTTCTACTCCGTTGTGGTCAACCCAGCGTTGAAGCATGAGGTTATTCCACGCATATCCTTGTTTTTTTCGATCTTCAAATGCTTCAGTTAATCCTACTTTGTTTTTGGTGCCCTTGACACGCACACCCGGATATGCACTAAACACATTGTCACTGGTATCGCCTCGCATGCATTTTTCAAACAATAGCCATTCTGGATCGGGTATGACTTTGGGTAGTTTGGTTTTTTTATCTACTACAGGTCGGCCTTTGGCATCAAATATTCCACGTACAGTCAGTAATTCATCTGTTATACCGTTGTATTGATCAACATTTTCAGCCAGCAGTTGAACAAAGTCAGTATCGCTTGAAATAATTACATGATGATCTTGTGGGTGTAGTGCAATCCAACGTGCAACAATATCGTCGGCCTCGGCATTTTCGTTTCTGATTACTGAACAGTTGGTACCGTCAGCCAGGTATTTAGTCAAGTTGTCAAACGTCTCCCAAAACAGCTTGTCCTCGTCCTGTTCCCGGGGACTCTGCGCTGCTCGTGCATCTGCCCGGTTGCGCTTGTACGGAGCATAGATATCTTTGCGCCAACTACGCCCTTCTAGTGCAAAAACCACATGATCTGCTCCGAATTTTGTGACTACCTTGTTTACAGCACTGAGCGTGATGTGTAAAGCATAACCTACTTTCTCCCACTCGTCGCTGGCACGAAAAGCCACATGTCGGGCTCGGAAAAACATGTTGGCGGTGTCAATTAAAAGATATTTCATGTGATCCTAATAGATTGTTATCGTTAATGTATTTTAACACATGTTGCGCCCAAATGCAATGACTTTTGGCGTCGAAATGATAACTTGCAGGATTTGAGTAGCTTCCGCCGTTGTTTTTTAACCAATTGTGATAGGAATGATTTCGAGAATACGGTTCGATATAATTTTTACCCCAATCGTGTTTGTTTTGTATGTCACTAAAAGTGCTATGTCCACTGAAGAACAAATGTTTTATTTTTAGTTCTTTAAGGTATAAATGCATGTTCCAAATTTTATCATGGGCTTCGGGAGTTTTAACATCCCAGTCCACATTGATTACATAGTTTTTATAACGTTCTTCCAACGCAGCAGGAACAGTATCTATTCCGCTAGCGTTGACTTGCCAATAACGATCTTGGTAAAACCATTCTTCTCTTTCCCAAGTAGTCCATTGAAGGATCATAAAAGTGTTCGGAAGTTGATCAAGATTGCTGTTGATCCACGCTTTTGTAGTGCGTATGATACGGTCGTTGCTGCCGCCGGAACTGGCTTGACATATCAATTGTGAGTCTGTTGCATTGGCAATGTGCTGACCATAACTCACTGCTAGATTTGCTGGATGCGGTTCGTCTCTGCATTGCCATAATTCTCCATCATCGCAGGCCCATGCATGTGGTACAGCGGCTTCGGCCGCTGCCGAATGACTACATCCATTTACGTATAATATCATTTTTTTAGATCTTTTTCAAGCTCGGCCTGCACTACACGTTTGCGAAGGCTACTGCTGCTGAATGAATGATCACGTTTGTTGAAGATCAATTCGATTCCGCGGGCGTAGCATTCGTGTGCACCTGTAAATTCTTTGTCGGCATATTCTACACCCAAGATTCTGACATCCACTGGCAAGATCAACAGCAAGTCTACCAAGTCCTGCTCGGTTTGGTATATCACTATTTCGTCTACAAATCTAGTGGCCGACAACTGTATCTGTCGTTCCACTATGCTCTGCACTGGAGGATTCTTTGTGTCAGGTCGATCAATTGTGGGATCAGTTTGCAAGCCAGCAATCAAGTAATCACAGTGATTTTTAGCTTCGGCCAACATAGCAATGTGTCCAGCATGTAGCAAATCAAATGTACTGAAAGTGATACCGATCCTCAGTCCCTGCTGTTTTAGTTCTTTAATTTTGTTGAATATCATTTTAGTTTTAGGGTTAGAAGTTTGAACTACAGTTTTTGATCACGATACTTCCGTGCGTCCATTTCCAATGTCTCTGCTGCGTGTGAATCTAGTAGGGTTCATGGCCTGCTCTTGTTCCCAGGTTTCCATAACAACGTGACGACAAACGTTCTGGAACCATTGATCTACTACATCAGCATCGGTCTTCCCTACATATCCTGCACGGATCAAATTGGCCACAAACTTTTCGTTCCAATCCAATTCAAAGGCACCTTGATGGATATTTTCAGGATCTACATCCATGCCGAGAATAGCAACGTAAGGTTCCCCACGTTCAGTAGCCAAGTCTTTTTCTGACTTTTGTGGCTCCACTTTTTTAGTGCGTTCTTTCTTAGCTGCCTTGACAGCTTCAGCCGGAATTGGCGTTAGTGGTTCCGGCGATTTAAAAAAACTTTTTAATTTGTCAAACATATCATTTGTCCTTTACTTCTATCCATGTGTGGTCACCCAACCACTTGACTGCCACAATGTATTCATACCATGCAGGTGGATCTGCCGACCAACCGTCAGGTCCCATGCCGCACAATATGATTTCATTTTGTCTATGATCCTGCACTAACCAATAGACCTGTCCGTGTGCAATTTGAAAATCGTATCGGGCAGCATGCACCATGTCAGTCAGGTCAAGCCTGCGTTTGATTTCATCAGCTTGCTTTTGTAGTACTGATACCAACTCCATGATGCGATTATATTCTTGCTCGGCATGCATGCGAGCAACATTCAGCATGATGTCTTTTTGTCTAGTAACAGGAACTAGATCAAATGCAGGTGCACCAGCTTCTGTAGGATAAGGAGTGACATTGCGGTTAAAAAAAGGCACAACTACATTACCAACATTGACATCGAAACTGTTGCGACCTTTTGCGCTGTTGTCACTCACTGATCAAGTACCCCAAGCATTACGCCACAAGTCTACCTGCAATCTTGGGCTGTAACGATATCCTCGCTCCATGGACATGTTTGCTACCTGCTGTGTGTTGACGTTGTAGACGTCAGCAACACCGCCAATGGGCATCAAGTACACAGGACCCGAGAATCCAGCCTCGCGATAAAGAGCCACTGCACGATCCACATCGTTGAGATCTTCTCTAGTGGCAACCACAAACTTCAAGTAAGTCACTCCAATGTCTTGATAGCTTTTAACAATTGCAGGCTTGATGGCATCTGTCCATTTCTCACCGGAACTGGGCAGCTTGGCTGACACACTGAAAGTTAGATTGTCGCGGTCTCTGCCAAATCGTGTAAACTCTTGAAACAGATATTCGTGAACTTCGGGATACAATTCTTGAGTACCGTTGGTTTCAATGGTGACATTGCGTAGCCCGTGGCCTCGACATTTTTCAATCATTTCTGGATACAGTTGTTGATAAGCCAACAAGGGTTCTCCGCCTGTTATGACCAGGTGTATGTCGTCACTGGTTCTACTCCATGCCCATTGATTGCCAGGAATCATTCCGTGCATCTCGTCAATGATTTCGTCTACGTTTTTATGATTGCTGAATTTCTTGAATTCAGGATAGATCGAAGCATACGAATCGCATCCGGTTGATACCAATGGTAGATCCTTAAAGCTTTTGTATTGACTGAGATTTTCTATAACCACTGCTACTTCTGGGTTGGCTCCTGCAATCTCTTCGTTGCGATCACGCCCAAACTTCTTGCAGCGAAAGTTACATCCGTATGTTCTAAAGAACACGCTGGGCACTCCAGCCCAGCGTCCTTCGCCTTGTAAACTGTAAAAGATTTCTGTGTAGTGTATTTTTTCCATGGTATATCCGCTGAGTTATTGATTAATTGTACTGTTTATTTAGGTCAGTGTCAACCTGCGTGGTGACTTCCATCAGAATTCCGGTGCCACCACCATTCTTCCCAAGGGAAAACAATCCATTGCGGATCATCTAGTTTGTTGATGGTTTCAGCAGCGTAAGACGGAACCAATTGGCTTTGACTTGCTTGATTGTCGTATAGAGTGGCTACACGAGTACTCTTACCCCAAACAAAGTCCCATTGTTCGTCATGTTCAAAGCAGTTGCCTTCCCAATCTCGTTTGATCCAGTTTAATGTGGTTCCCGAATCATTGATATCATCTACAATCAAAATGTTTTTGCCGTTGAACGCATCTTCGGCCATCCAAAAGTTGCTTTCGCATTCGTCGGCAGCACCGTCACGTAGTCTGACTTTCAGTGTTTCCATAGGACAATCAAGGTACTGACTGATCAAGTTGGCCGGTGTTAAGCCACCTCGTGTGATACCCACTACATAGTCTGGTGTCCATTTGTCCAAACACATTTGTCGAATTAGTTCCTGCACCTGTTGCTGTACATCGTGCCAGCTTACATATACTTTTTTCATTTAGTTGCCTCTCTAATTTCTTTCATAAGATTTAATTTAATAGCACTGTTTCTGCTGCCGTGGACGTGAACAATATGCGCTTGGGACATAGCAATTCCATTCCATTCGTCTTGAGCCTGTTGAGATATAAAAGGCAGTCTTGGAGCCTGGTATGCAATTTCAGGATGTAGGACCTGTTCTAATGTAACCTTTTGTCGCCATAGCATGGCATTTAAAATAAGCTGTTCCGTATCATAAGTTGAATGATCCCACTTTGTAGCCAAGGTATTACCCAGCCCCCATAATTTTCGATCCATTACGGCTGGAAAATATCTCACGCCAGCGTTGAAAAAATTTTCAAAATAACAACCATATGGATTGGGTTGATCGAATGTCCTAGGTTCAGTATAATTGAACATCATGAATTTGTCAAACTTATTGAATATATCTGTTGGTTTTTGACACACTGTGTCAGGATCGGTGTACAGTATGTTGCAATTTCCTTGATGCCAATATTTAGAAATCATCCAATGGGTATATTCGAATGCCTGATTGATATTCTCAAATTCACCTGTGATAAATTTCAATTCCCAGTCGCCTTGCAAATACTGATCAAAACTGGCACAACTGATGTCGTGCATTTGTAGATAGTTTTCATGCAGATCAACTTCGTAACTACGATCCAGCACTTGCCAGTTTTTGTTTTTTATATGATAAAGACTTTTGATTAGATAATTTTTCATTGTTTATATACAGCTATAGCAGTGTCATTATGATGCTGAACTTGATAGCCAAGTTCAACAAGCCAATCTTGCAACAGTTTGGCTTCGTTGTTCCACCAAGTATTATAACTCCATCGTTCATAGATGATGGGAGGAAAATCATGCACACGCAAGGTTTCAACAGCCCCTTTTAAAACCGACAACTCGTACCCTTCTACATCCAATTTGATACAACAGATGGGATCATAAAATATCATAGAATCCAATGGTTTTATTTCTATCGTGATTTCTTTACCGTGCCCTACACTAATATCACTGTTTCCCCACACAGCAGGATTGAGACTGAAAGCACCAATGTTTGCAGCTTGGTCGTACAGCGGTTCCTGTATTTGCATAACTCCGTACGAATCGCCCAGTGCATGGTTGTATGTTTGAATATTAGTAATGTTATTCAGTTGAATATTTTGCAACAATATTTCTTGCATAGCCGGCAGCGGCTCAAATGCTGCAACCGTGTAGTTGGGTAATTGCTGTGCAACTGGCAAACACACTGTACCCATGTTGGATCCTATATCTAAAATTACGCCAGGTCCTCGTAGTCGTGCCTGTTCGACCACTAGATCAACTACGTACCATTCATACTCGCCTTTTGATAACAGGGCTTGACTGATAAAATCTTGTGGATAACGAATAGCCATTTTGCCATGACGAGTTTGAATTATATGCACGATCATGTTTGGTACTGCTTCAAGTGGCCATTAACATCGGCTGCCATCATTTTATCCCATGGTCCATTGGTTTTATTCTGTATACCTTGCCAGTGTGTTAACTCATATCCCTGTTGCTTGAGATATTCTGCCAGTTTAACGGTTTCTTCAACACGAGCCCGACGATGCGTAATGTAATTGAAATCTCTTGGATCATCTGGGTTGCCTTCGAAAATTTGCCTACGTTTAAATGTGTTGTCGTTGTTTTTTCCACTTAGATCAAAACGTTCGTGTTCAACATTGACATCGATTTTGACCACAATGTCTAGTAGCCAGGCAATCTGACTTAGCCAAGCATCAGTCAACTGGTGCTGACTCAAGTGACCAATTATCTCAAACCAGGTTCTTGGTACTATGGGAAAAATACTGTAAGGATGAAAATTATGCGTATTAAAGGCCTGCAAACAAAATCGTCCGTTGTGGCTGTTGATCACCGTGTCCCAGCCTGCAGTATTCATCACAGCATCATCGTTCCAAAATACAAACCAACTACCTGTGGCTTTTTTGGCCAATGCATTGATATAGAAATGTAAGTTTTCGTATCCCACTGGTTCAAATTGCAAACAGGTATACAGTGCATCAGAGGATTTTATTTTAGGTAACACATGTTTGGCAAACCAGGTATAGCTGTCGGCATCGTCGCTGTCGAATGCAAACAACCATTCAAGTGCTGCAGGATCATCGGCCGAATCAATTAGACTAGAAACGCTGCGATCTAATTGTTCAGTGCGGCCTCGAGTAGGCAACAGTATACTAATCTTCGAGATATTGTTGGACATTTTGATGTAAAAAATTTAGCTGTGTTATCAAGCGTTCTAGGTCCGGTAGCGGCACCATGTTGGGACCATCGCTGGGTGCTGAATCGGGATCTTCATGTGTTTCGATAAACACTGCCGCTACTGATCCGGTTGCTATTGCCGCCCGGGCCAATGGGGCGGCCATCCGTCGATCGCCGCCTGAGCTTGAGCCAAATGCTCCAGGCTGTTGGACACTATGTGTAGCGTCATAAACCACGGGATACCCAGTATCAGCCATAATGGGTAAGCTACGCATATCCACAACCAAATTATTATATCCATGAGTATATCCTCTTTCACATAACATAATTCTTTCATTACCAGTAGAAGCAATTTTTTCAGCAACATTTTTCATGTCATGCGGTGCTAAAAATTGTCCTTTCTTTACATTGATCACACACCCAGTCCGACCGGCTGCTATCAACAGATCAGTCTGACGACAAAGAAATGCTGGAATTTGCAACACATCGACGCCAGCATCGGCGCACACTTGAGCTTGATAGCTTTCGTGAATGTCGGTCAATACTGGAATACCGTAACGATGCTTGATACCGTTGAGAATTTTCAAACCCTCATCTATACCGACACCACGGGGTGTGACAGCACTACTTCTATTGGCCTTGTCAAAGCTACTTTTGTAAATAAGAGGAATACCTAATTTGCGAGTGATATCAAGAATTGATCCTGCCATGTGTTGAGCATGTGTTTCGCTTTCGATTTGGCACGGACCAGCAATGAGAACCAGGGGGCTGTCGCCGCCAATGGTCATGCGATTGATCTGGATCGTTTTCATTGATTAATCCGCAAACTCGTTGTCTTCCCTATGTCCTGACCGTCCAGCCATATTGCTGTCAGTTTCTCGAACTTCTACTCGGCAGCACCAAACTCGTTTGGCTTCTTCTGCACCGCAATTGGGCAAATAAATGGTATTGATATATTCATACAAGAAATCTGCTAGTCCTTCGCATCCAGTACGTTCAACTTCGGTAATCTTGGCCAAGCCCAGCTTTCCTAGGTTCAGCAAGTGTTCACGTTGTGGATCATCCTGTGCCACTAGCAAAGTATGGTCAAACCATTCTTCTAGTTTGTCTTTTAGTTCTCTTAATCCACCAAAGTCAGTCACCCAGTTACGAGCATCTAGTGTGTCGGCTTCGAACTCAAAGTGAAAGCTCATGGCATATCCGTGAATTAAGTTGCAATGACTGTCAGCACGCCATTGACGATAAGCGACAGGACCAATTTGTCTGTAAGTTTTTGTTGAAAAGAATTTTTTATTTGACATGATTAATGATTCCTTGATCCGTCGAATACACAATTGAATACGAGATCGATCTCGTGGGTGTTGATGACACGATGAAACGCACCGTCAGGAATGATTACTACGTCCCCGGTAGTGACTGCAAATGCATCGGAATCTTCGTCGCCTACAATCATCTGTCCTGTGCCAGCAATGAAGAAATATATTTCTTCTTGCCCAGCATGTCTATGCCCACGAGTCTGCCGATGAGCATGCAATCGTGTTTGACTCAAGGTCAAGTTTTTTAACTGTTGATTGTCGATGATCTGATAGGTTTCGTCATCTTTGACAATGTCTCCACCTATGTTGTAGTTTGTCAGATTTGCCATTATTGATCTCCTATGATATATTATAGCATAGGCTTGCAGAATTTGTAAAGCGGGATGAATGCCAGAAAAAGGCCGCTACAGTGCTTTTTAAAATTAAACATTTAACTTTATGAGGTGTTTGCTTAAGAATTCTTTTAATCTTTCTAATCGATACTTATGGTCGCAGACATGTTGGTGATTATAATCCAACACAGTTTGTGCTGTTTTGTAAACGTCTACATGATTAGATTTAGATAATTTTATCACTTGATCAAATGCCATAGACCACCGGGCATTGTGATCGGGTTCTTGGTCATAACTTTCATCAATAATTCCATGAAAGGTTTGATAGCCCATACTTTGTAAGTGTGCCAGTGATCCTTGTGGACCAAACATTACAAATATTTTTTTTTCAAACAACGGTTTGGCTGTTTTTTCTGAGAGAAAATTTGAAAACCATGGATTGGTTTCGGCCACTATAGAATACCAACTGTTTTGATAAATTTTAAAAGGAATACTGTGGCTTACCCCAATGCCGTTGGCCAACCCAGGAAGTCCCCGCATGCTGTTTTTGCGGGCATCCTCAGTGATTATTGGATCATCATATTCAATTAGATCTGGACTGGTGTAGTTTACACTGCCATGTATGTTGAGAAAAGTTTGATTCAATAGATCCGCTTCGATTAATTTTTCATATACAAGTATTCTGTGCTCTTTTGCAATTCCCAGCAAAGCGTCAAATATTTTGGGTTTGCTTGTGGTCTGATCCCAAGACTGATATTTACATACATCAACTATTTTTGAAAAAAAATGTCCCAGATGATCAAACACCAAATCATCTGGGTAATGATCCATTACAAATCTCCCGTTGGCAACACAAATCAAATTTTTATTATTAAAGTGCTCAGAAGTCATGTCATAATACGATTCCCATGGACCGATGATCAATTCGCTGGTGTAGCAAATAAGCAAATTGGCCCAACTGAGATCCTGCGGAGGCTGGTTTCCTCCGCCCCATGACCACCAATCCCTAACAACAACTTTTTTTCTATGGTCATTTTTAATTTGCTGGGGGTCAATATCGCTTACAATCTCTGCATTACCAAACAGTTCAATACCTAATCGATTAGCAAGATTCAATTCATACGTGTGATCTGGATCCCAAATCAAAACATTTTTTAAATCAATAGTCATTATTTTTTGTAGTTATCTTAACGTGGAGCAAACTCTTGTTGTAGTTTGATATTGTCAAAAAACTCTTTCTTGGTGCCAGGATCGGACAAGAATGCCCCGCGAAGCACTGTGGTCTGTGTCAAACTTGAGTGTGCCATAATACCGCGATTCTCACAGCAGCCGTGTGTGGCTTGAATATACACACCCACATTCTCACTGTCTGTAGCCCGCATTATTTCTCTTGCAATGTCGTTGCAAAGTTCTTCCTGCAAAGTACCACGGCGGCTGCACCACTGAGCAATCCTAGTATACTTAGATAGCCCGATAAGTTTATTTGCGGCAATGATTCCAATGTAGGCAACACCGCTAACAGGCTGATGATGGTGACTGCACATACTGCGCAACTCACTGCGCACAACCAACATACCTTCATATCTATCCTTTGAATCATTCGGAAACGCTGTTGCGTCTGGTGCCGGTTCATATCGCCCAGACATAATTTCGTACACATACATCTTGGCCAATCTGCGTGCTGTACCGCGACTGTTAGGATCTGTGACTGTGTCAATTACCAAACTTTGTAACACGTCTTCAAATTTGACTGTGAGTTCGTCTACTAGTTGAGTTTTTTCCTCTTCTGTGATGTGTGCTGAAATGTTGTCACCGGCCCAATATCTGACCTTGCCTGCTTCTAAACGTTGCCGAATTACTTGTGATAAATGTTTTTCTTTATAGTTTTTATCGTCGTCACCTTGTTGTTGTGCGCCTGCAAGTGAGTTTCTTATTTCTTGGTCTCTTTTTAAGAGTTCTGGTGGTGTTGGATTGCCCATTTATTTCTCCGAGTTATTTGTTGTGGTCGAGGATGACCAATCATAATGTAGTATACAGTTTATTTAGATCTAAGTCAATCAATTATTATTTTTTTTTAATAACGTGTTATCCAATATTCGTGCAATACTTTTAATTTTTCGTAGTCTACAGTAGATCCAATGGAATTTGCAATTTCTTTTAGAAAAAAATAAATTTTTTGAAAATCTAACAAATCATGCATTACTATATCAGGATTTGATATAGTAAAATTAACCCTTGTGTCATTTTCGACTACCCAATCTATCCATTCTTCTTTAGAAGAAAATGGACCATGCTTCCATTTATTTTTAAAAAACGCTGCGTTCTGATATTTTTGCTCTGGCATAGGTTTATCCATCATAGTATGGCCCATTTTTGTCACTTCGTCCCAGATATAAATCTTTTTGAGCAATCTTTTTTTGAAGCCCGGGTCATTGATGTTTGCATCTAATTTAATAATTTTTGATTGTTTCCACCAATCTGGAACTACTTTTTTGTTTAAAAAATCCAAAATTATCTTGTCAGATTCCCATATCTCTTTAAAATATTGGCTACTTTGAATTTGGCACAAATCATCAAATTCCGATAATGATAATTCTTCTCCTCTTGGCATAGTTCTACTAAAAAATGTCAAATCCCAACAAGTAATAGGTTCAGATGCCAACCAGAGTTCTTTATTGTCTGGATTCCAGAGATTTTTTATATAATTTTCCCAAGATAAATTTTGAAATTCAACATCGGGATTCCAGTGTGCAATTTTCTCAATGGTTGTTAATGCTAAACACAAAAACTTTCCGCCTGTTCCAGGTCGATAATTAACAATCATCCATTTGTTGGGATTAAGATAAGTCATTGACTATTTTCATTGTTGAGCAATCGGGATACTTTAAAAACATACTATCAGTCTGAGAAATCAATGATTGGGAACTTAATAGATTCATTCCAACAATGCATTCTTCAGGCCTTAAATAATAGTGAAATCCAGGTTCAAAAATTTCTTGATCTATCCAATTTTTATATTTAAAAATATCTCTACCGTCGTATCTCATTCTATTAGCACGCTCAGCCAATATTGGATCATCAGTTAATATTGCACCGCCCTTGCCTATTGATAATGGTTTTTCTCTATTAAAACTTATGCATTGCACTTGATTTTTTTCATACATATTTTTTTTAAAATATCTTGCACAATCCCAGATGTGAGTGCTTGTAAAATTATATTTTTTGTCTGCAAACCAATTAACTTCATTGAATTGATAGTTAATATTTAATTTATGCATTAACATTACAACACTAAGATATGTTCTACATGGAAAACTTGTTTTTTTTGGAAGATTAATTCGTAGAGCTATTTCAATAGCATGGGTGCAGGAATCAGTTACGATAGCATATGGAGCACCGGTATATTGTTGCAACATGCATTCGAATTCTTTTACCGCATCAAATGGATTACTATATTGATCTAGAGATTTAATTTGCATTATAAATGCCCTGTTATTTGAACAGTGTAACGAGGCTGAACACCAAAATTACCAGCGAAATGCGGAACATCATGATTCCAATGTACATAATCTCCGGCTTTCCACGGCATCAATGGTTTACCGTCAATTTCGAAATAATGTCCGCTGCACCAATTTTCGAGAAAAACCACTGCGCGACAAACATCTATAGATTCCACTCCGAATCGTTTTGTGTATGATGTATAACTGTCTGAGTGCATTGGTAAAGCATCACACGTATTCATTTTGTAAAAAGCAATACTGACATTTTTCCAAGGGAACAACATAAAAAATTTGTTTGCCAACTCCGGCATCGGATTAGGCATACTGTACAATTCTCCGTTAAGATTTAAATGATGATAACCTTCGTTAATCCACCGAACTAAATCATGTGTATTTTTTAACGGATAGTATTGATAATTGAGATTCTTAAAACTTAAATCCCACCATGGGTCTATGTGTCCAGTTTCCCATTTATTCGCTGACATGATTTTTTTTGATTTCACGCACTGTGTCCTTGTTTAAAATATCGGCAATTTTGTTTTTAGTTTTAATTCGAATATTGTTCCAATTTCTGATTTCTATTGCACGTCTTCCGATTTCTTCTAAACTTATCATATTTTCATGCCCACTCTTTAATTCGCTTTCTAACATCCATATTTTTTCGTGAATTGACATTAGCTCTTGAATTTCGTTTTTTATCCGTTCGACGGAAATATTATCAATTTGTTTTTTATAAAACTCAAGTTCATCTTTGTTTAATCCATTGGTTTTTTTAAATTTAATACAAGCAATGCTGTACCTGTCAATGAGTTCAATGATCGGAAATATAATGTTCATACGTATAAATTTTCTATTTTCTCAGGGTCGTTGATAATATCTTGTATGGTGTTATTGGTTGCATTTGGTCTACACGGCGAGCATAATCCCACATTGGTATGGTTGTATATGTCATGATGTCGCTGTGACATCCACAAATCTCTAAAATCATTCTCGTCCCATCTACCTAGGCTAAAGTTAGGGTTACCTTTGTTGTCACAACAGACATAAATGTATCCGTCGGCACAAAACACAGGAAAATGATACATCTGATGACAACGTTTATATTTTCTAGGTTGTGTTTTATTTTCATTGATCCAATATCGAATACCTGTTCTTTTTGACGCTTGTTCAATCCACAGTTTAAGTTGTTCGGTGATAGTGTGTGCTATATTATTATAGATAACTGGTCTGAAATATAACTTTCTGCCATTGATCGATTTTACATAATCAAATAAATTGTCAATAGCTTCTTGATTATCGTTGTAAGGATTAATCAGACATTTAAAATCGACATTAACTCCAATTTTAATCAGTTCTTTGGCATTTTCGGTTACTCTAGGAAAAAGACTTTTTGCTGTTAGGCTTCGGCGTATTTTTTCGTATAGATCCTCGGTTCCGGCATCAACGTCGATTCCGATCCAGGCTATTTTTTTTAATTTTTCAATTGGAACACTGTCAAGTAATCGATCGAGTTTGGATCCATTGGTGGTAATTGACGTTAAAAATCCCAAGTCTATGGTATGCTCGATAACATGCTCGTATCCATTCAATACTGTGGGTTCTCCCCCACCGGGATAGGTAATAGTATGAGTAGTTCCAAAGCTATTAGGAGAATGTGATCTCCAAGTTGATAGTTTATCCAATAATCCAATATATTCTTTATAATTTTTTTGTACTGGTGCCATCTTTCGATGAACCGCGGAATTGCAATAGTAACAATCTTGATTGCAAATATTAGTCAAGTCGATATCTACCTGCGCTGGCAGTAGAATTTTATGGTCTTGATTTTGCATCCAATGTACTAACTCGGCCTCTCGATACATAAGCTTTAATCTTTGAGTGAATAATTGCGTGGTAATATTTTTGTTTATTTAGTAATCTACGTAGTAAAGTTTCTTGCCAGAACCGGATGCATAATCATCGATTATACCAAGTCCAGGCATGCTGAACTATATCTTGTAATGCAAAAGCAGGTTGCCAACCGGTGGCATTTGACCATCTAGCAGGTGATGCTGTCAACTGTGCTGGATCACCTGTACGTCGAGGACCTGTGCTGACAGCAACCTTGCGACCGATAACAGACCTGGCCATGTCAATAATTTCCATGTTGCTGTGTCCTTGATCTGTTCCTAGATTAAAGATACCTGTTACATCTTGCTGTACTGCTAGAACATGTGCTTGGGCCAAATCTTCTACGTGAACATAATCACGTATGCAAGTGCCGTCGGCAGTGTCGAAGTCAGTTCCATTCAGTACAAACTCTTGATTGTCTCTCGCACTTTCTAGTACTCTGGCAATGATGTGTGTGGCTCCAGGTGCTTGTCCGTGTCGAGCCTGGGGGTCAGCTCCACAGGCATTGAAATATCTAAATGCAGTGTACTTGAGATTGTAAGCACGGTGATAGGCCTGTAGCATAAATTCCACCATCAGCTTGCTTTCGCCGTAGGGACTGATGGGCATGGGAGGATCTTCTTCACTGCATGGTAACATGATAGGTTCACCATAGACCGCAGCACTGCTACTGAATATCAATTTGATATCGGTTAACTTGTTAGCTACTAGATAATCCAGCATGCATTTGGTTTTGACAAAATTATTTTCATAATATGTGCTGGGATCCAATATGCTGGGACCAACTAAACTGGTCCCAGCACAATGAACAATAGCAACAGGTTGCGCACGAGCTATCAAGTGCAAACAATTGGTTTCAGAAAAGTCCGAAACTAAAAAATCATCCACTACCGATTGAATAGCAGTGCCGGGCGTGTGTTGATCCACACCAATGACCTGATATCCAGCCGCTGACAATGCCAGCACAGTTTGTCCGCCGATATAGCCGGCTGCTCCAGTTACAATTACATTCATTCTTCTATCTTCCGTACATGATATTTAGGTTGACTCACATGATCTCTGTAGCGATTTCCAGCACGATTCCATTGCTCACCGTTGCCTTCCAATATGTCCACAATGCGATCAACAGTGCTGTTGGTCCAATCACTGATGAGACCCATGTTGTGATGTGGTTCACGCAAGAGATTCTGCATCTTGTGATAAGCATCGTCAATAGACCAAGGTACGTACAATCGGTTGGGATCATCGGCAAAGGTTTCAGGGAAACTGCGATAAGCAGGATACAACACATTGCAACCCACTGTGTCTGCTTCACTCACTGTGTTGCTAACCCAGTCTTGCAAGGCACAGTTAAACAACACACGAGTATCGTTGAGCAAGGCATAGTAATCATTCTTGCTTAGATTTTCATAAATTGCAAGACGTCCTTGTTGTTGCATTTGTCTTGCACGAGCAACATATTCCGGATTGTTACTACGCAACGGACCTCCAGACATGATAGCAAACTCGCATGGTTCAGTGGTTAACTGAGCATACATGTCAATGAGATCCATGAAGAATCCCGGCTGTTTCTCCTGATCAAATCTGGCAGCAAATGCCACACGTCTGGGTCTTTCTGCAAAAGGTTTGACGTTTGCCAAACCACCGATGCGTTCTAACACTTCGTCTTTGCCGAATGCTAGTCCTGAGATGTTGTAGATAGGAGCTGTCCACCCAGCAATACGCATGTGAGCAACCATTTCTTCATTGGTGGCCAATACGTGAACATTGGGAATCTGATTTACCATGCGTTCATAAGTTGACATCCAGCCGGCCATGCCCCAGACATGCACAAAGTCGTCGGGATCAATTGCCTGTGCCAAACAACGAACATAGATTTGTGGTTGAAGATTCGTTGGAACCTGATCCATGATATAGGGCAAGCTCTCAATACCAGGCGAAAACATGTCCTCAAAATACACAACGTCATCGCTAGTAACTTCGCCATTTCGCATCATCTTGACAAGATTCATCATCTGACTCATGGCAAAGTAACTGCGTCCGTGTGCGTCTAACACTTGTCCTACTGAGATGGCACCTGAATTGTCAAGTGTTTCACCAGGAACATACACTACATCAAGTCCTCGACGTTCAAACACACGCCGATTCCATTCAGTCAGTTGCAGAGTGTATCTTGATTCGTACGACTCTAGTGCCATGTAAAATAATTTACGCATGATTAACGCACCCGTGGTGCATCTTGCATCCACATGTCTTTGACATGCTTGCCCTGCACACGTTTGTTGAATTGTTGGTAAGCATAGCTTTTCCAATTGTATAGATCTGCTTCGTTAAATTTATATCCATAGTCGCGACAAAATTCAAGAAACTGTTCGAGGTCGTCGAAAATTTGTGTTACTTTAGGATTAGATTTGATTGATGGCTTGGCCATTGTGTTTCCTTAGATTACTATGTGTTGATAAGGGCGGTGAGTGTTATATTTAATCAAGCAGCCGTTCTCACCATCTTCGGCTACTTCTATCCAGACACTACGTCCAGGATATCTTGCGGCAATCTGTACGTACAGATCGTCGGCAATCATTTCGCATGATTTATAATCTAAACTTAAAACGGTATTCGTATTATGGTTATTGGGGGAACGGTAAAGGTTTTCCAACCAGCGTTTGAATTGGATAAACTCAATGTCCCGATCGTTGTGCCAGACGTCAATCCACACCCTGAAGTGAAAGATGTGACGATGAGGATAGCCAAGAAACGATACATCATATTCATCTCCAGTGGCCAATGCAGGATCTGTCAAGGCCGCAGGATATTTATGGATACCTTCTTTTTGGAAGGTTACCCATATTTGTCTCTGTGCTGCTTCTTTAATGCGTTCTATTTGTTCGCGTTCTGCTTGAATCATTTTTTTACTCGAAAAATTTGTTATAGGTCGATTTTGAAGTATTTTCTAATTTTTTCATGGCATTGTTGCTGATTCTAAATTCATATGACCTTGATCCTTTTACTGTTTGTTCCAGATAACCCCATGCAGTCCCGTATATATAGGGATCATCATTGCCGTTTATTAATTTTTTTCTTGCAGCTTCGTATGCTTCTTCAATTAAATCTTGAATATACTTAGGTGAAAAATCATATACTTCTCCTGATATAATCAGTTGATCTTTTGTTTTAACTCGATACTGTTGTTGCATTTTTTCAAACACAATAGATTGGCAATAAGGAGTAACCTTGATATACTCCGGCGACATTTTACACACACCCTGTGCTGAAGTTGCGTCGACATCACGTGATTTCACTTCTAACGGATTATATCCAGGATGTTTAATATCAGCCCCGGCTGCAGTAGAATCGATAGGTATACCTTGGTCTATCAGTATTTGTTCTATAGCTCTTCCTGCATGCCCAAATTCTTTGTTGGGTACCGACATACCGACTATATTTACATTTAGTCCGGTTATTTTTATCTGTGACATTAGCTGGGTCTCCGTAAAAATTCCCAAGACACAATTCGAGCAATAGCAGCAGCTTTGTCATCAGTTTCGTCAGGAATGATATGATGTTTGGTGATGCTGCGATCGTTTTTACTATCGTATGTTTGTACTTCTACAATCATACCACCTTCGGCTGCTGCCACTTTGAAACGGATAGGACGCTCTAAGTCAATGCTGTCGCTGGTGCTGCAAATAACAGAGTCTCTTTCCATTGGTGGTTCAATGTAGTTATTTTTGATCTTCTTGTCCAAGTAATCCTGTTCGGCTTTGAGTTCAGGGTATACAACACCTGCACGATGCCAGCACCAACGTGCTTTACGATAAAACCATCGATCAAAAAATTTCATTTGATTACTTTGTCCTTTGTGTATTGAGACCACGGTGTGAACACCGCACGATTTTGTAATGCATGTAAGCTGTGACACCACACTCCGGGATTGGTTGCTGCAAAGTCTCGATCATCCAGTTTGATAGTGGCGCTGTATCCCAACTGACTCATGTAAGGTAACTTGACACTTATCATGGGAATAAAGTTATGATATTCTGTTAGCCCCGATTCGCACAGCCCTTCAACACTGGTGCTGTCGATATCAAGTGTACACAGTAAACCAGTTTTCAACAATGGTTTAATCATGTCTTCCCATAATGTCCAAGTATGGAAATCATTTACAGGAGGATTAGGAAAACTCATGTTGGCACCAAAGTAGATGTGATTGGTTTCGTAAGTTGAACATGCCAGCGCATGTTTGATGTCTTCTACTGATTGCACACCTACTACAAACAGAGTATCCATATCATACGCCGGAGTGTGTTCAACTTCCTTGCCAAAGAAAAATCTTACGTTGTCGTGCCCTTCTCGTTTCATATGCTTTGTTCCAGTTTGTCTAGTTTGCCAATGTCAAGGTCATCAACTGCGATATCCTCTTCTCTGGTATCATATAGTGTTTTGTATTGACTTTGTGCGTTGACTGCACGTTTTCCGGTGGCACCGCGTGTTCCTACAACCCGTTCCCATACTTTAGCATGATCTACAATAATTTGCAAGCTCTTTTGGCGGTCGCGGGCAGAGAAAATACGATCAATGACCTTGTCTATGTCATAGTCAGGGTTATACGGATGTACCATCATGTCTGGGCATACACCCGAATCAAACATACGATTGGCACGCTGTACAGCTTCGATGTGTGTCCAGACATTATGACTCATAAGCAAGGCATAGCTGAAACTATCCCACGACGTTTTACCTTCCTTGCCAATCTTATTCAAGTCGCCTGGCTTGTAATAACACACATCCGAAATCTTCATACGGCTCGTAATAGGTGAATCTTCAAAATTAGGATGTATTGCTTCGTCATCCTTGGGATTTCTTTTATCTTGCCTGACAGCATCACCAAATGATCTTGAGTCTACAGCATACTTCTTATCGTCCACCGTAGGACTCATGTTATAACTCCACTTCTTGCGATTTTCAGTAGTGATGTTGTGATACAGTTGTCCATTAGCAGTTGCCAGGAATGGACTAGCACAATCAAAGCTGATAGTAAAGGTTGGATTATGATACTTCCTCACACTACGCTGAATGGCAGTGAGCAGCACTGCCCATTCCAGTTTTGATGTACCCAAGAAGTGCATCCAGTCGTGTATGCCGGATTCCAGCAACCCGTCATGTATTAAATGTACCAGTCGTTTGAGAACCAGTTGTACATCACACATGTTCTGCCCTCCCATGCCCCATCCGTTAAAGTGGCGCCCAGGATACTTAACTGGATCACAGTAGTCTTTCATGTCATTGTACCAATCGTCGGCTTCGTCGTGGGTGCCTCCTTGCAAGACATTTAGAATCTTAGTGTCACCGTAGCGATTGTTAATCCAGTACTCGTTGTTATACTTGGTTGCATTTACAGCATCAATGTAGCTGGCAATACCAGATGCAGCAGATGCTTTGGGATCGCGAAACGTCCAAGTTGGAATATCCAATGTCATGCCGTACGTGGCAATACCCATTTGCCATTTAAGTACAACTTCACGCATTTTTTGTGCAGCATTCAATTTATTTTGATACTCTTTAATAAGATCAACTTTTATAGTCTTAGGGTTACCATGTTTGTCTAATTTAGGTTTGCCTGCCTTATCAAGTACCGGTCGGATTTCAGTTTTACGAGTAATGCAATCTGTCATCTTAGCAGATACTTCTGCACTAGTAGGGTCGCGCCACTCGCCTTCCCACACACCCTTGGCAATCTGGAACCCACCTGAGTCAGCCAACATGATAGTGTCGGCTTCTCTGTTGCGAACCATATCCTCTTTGGCCACAAACTTGGACAAGTCCAAGTCGGCATGACCTGCTGAATACAAACTGTACTTGTAAGGAAACAGACCTTTTTGCGAATTTAACCAGTTGAGTTGTTCCATGTCAGGAATACCTGCTGGCATACGTGCGGCGTCGATGTAATTTTCAGTACGTTGACGACCCACATAGTTGGCATAGAAACTGCTGATGGCTGGAAGAAATACAGCGTAGTCATTCTGATTTGCTGTAAAATTGTGTTGTTCGATCATTTTTGCTGTGCAGGCAAGATGTAATTGTATTCAGCAATGCCGGAGTTTATAGTAATTCTCGCTGCGCCATCATCGCTAATGCGTACTGTCTTATCGCCAGTGAGATCCAGTATGCTGATAAATTGTTTGACTGGATATGACCAAGCACGTTTTAGCGAACCTGAGATATCAGACTGAAATACAAACTCACCTGCGTGTGTTGAATGATCACCAAAGTAAAACTTCAAGTCCGTGCCTTCTGTTTTGACTTTAAAATTAAGTTCTTCTGAGTTGGCTGATGCCTGCATCTTCAAACGCATGACGTTGGCTACTTGTGGCTCAAACTCAATATGCCATGTGACTCCCTTGAACTTAGGAGTCTTGAGTTTTTCTTCCACAATTTCTGCAGTCATAAAGCGATAGTCATTCTTAAAGTCTTTGGCTGCATTTTGAAAATGCAAGCCCACGGGCTGCTGAATACCGCCGCGGTCCTGACGAACTACTGCAATTTGAGCATTTTCCTTATACTCTCCCAAGTTCAATAGAACCTTGAGTTTAGATAAGTTAGGCATACCAAATACGCCAACAAAATCTGCTACTGGAACTAAAAAATTGCCGCTGATCACAACCGAACGGTCTTCTGCTGCACCGCTGATTGCGGTTTCGTTAGCATCGCCGGTAATCTTGACAGTGTCGATACAGCCCAGTTCAAATGTGTGTTCTACTAAGTCTAACAAGTGGTCTCTCATGTGTTCTCCAATATGATGATTATTTAGATCGTAATTCAATAATGTATTAATTTTACGTGATTAATTGACAATAGTCAATGCCAGTTTAACCTATATGCGAGAAAATACCTGTGCCAAGGCTTGACCGCCACGCAATGATGTTAGTTCGCCAGGACGTTTAAATTCTAACCAAGTGCTGGCAGCATCGATGTGAAAACTTTGAATCAATTCAAATCCCAGCAGTTGGCAGTGTTCTACAATTGCCTGTTTAGGTGTATAGCATTTAAAACCTGATTCTGCCAGTTTAACAGCACCAGCTCGGTTGCAGTCATTGATAGTCAGGGCAATGACACCGCCTGGTTTGAGTTTGTGAAACAACTCGCGTAGATATGCATTTACTATTTCCAACGGTTTAAAGTTAAAAAAGTTATAGATCAAACAAAATGCAAACTGTCCAGACGGTAATTGTGTTAGGATGGGATCGTGCGCACTTTCTGTCACTGCATAGGTTCGCAATCGCCGTTGGTATTGATCATTAAATCTCAGCAATGCAGGATCCAATAACTCTTGATCTGTGTCAACAAGATACAACGGATCACATCCCACTAAGAAATTAATCCAATCTTCTCGTCCGGGCCGAATGATCATGCCAGCGTGGTGCCAATCGCCATATCGTTGTAGTCTAGCAATGATTAATTCTTTTACTGTAGCAGTCAACGACTGTCGACGATCTAGGATATATTCATTGCTGTCATACTGCATCATTTGCCGATATAACTCGGTACTATTTTCGTAGTAGACTGACTCGTGCTGCTGAATCAGCAGCTCAATTTGACTTTTAATTTGGTCAGCAGTCTGATCAAAATTGTCTAATTTTTTTAAAATGTCTTGGTAGTTGGCTTCCAGTTGTTCAGTTAAATGTGTAAATTGTATTTCATTTGATTGAACAGTGTACAACACCGGTGCCAGCTTGTCGTGAGCCAATGGCACAGTATCAAGGGGAATCATATCCTCTAGAAGACTTTTATAAGAAATTAACGAACTCAGTTTCATTAAAACTCAAACAATGATTGAAATGTGTTATCTGTGTTGGTTGCGCCAGCCAAATCCCAGTCCAGTACTCCCAACAAATTATCGACCTTGCCATCAACTACAGTAGATTCCATTTCGGCATCGTCAAATGGCAGTTCACAAAACCACCTGGGTAAATGTTGCTCGTCGGTGGGATAAGCAATACTAGTCCAACCTAAAGGATTGCTACGTAATTTGCAAACAATAACTTTCATACCATCCACCACTTGTAAAGAATAATTATCGCTGTTCATTCTGCGCAGATTATTCCAGTTGATAGCAGCGCGAACATGTCCTGGCATGTTGGTCTTGCCTTCTTTGATTTCTTTGTTGCCGTACATGGTCAAGTTGTTGACACGCTTTGGGCTGCCTTTTTCCCAAGCTGGTCGTTCCTTGAATTGATATTTGAACTCACGTATTTTTTCAATAATAGGTTCTTTCTCCGATCCATTGAGAACATCGTTAAGAATGTCGCTAAGAAATTCTTGGATAATCTTAGGAGTATCTGACCGCTTGAGATCTAGGCCCATGGCTTTGACCTTGCCAGGCTTGCCGCCTACGTCATACCGCTTGCCGTCCTTGTCGTAGAACAACACAGCATATCGTTTCTTGGTGATAAACAGACCCTTGATAGCAACAATTTCTCGACCACCTTGAATGATAGAACCCATGTCTCTGGGACAATGAAAAGCCTGTTCCATAAAGCCTGGGAAACTGAGATTGACCTGTTCTGCAATGCTGTCATACAAGGCCACTGCAACATCCTTGTTCCATTCCATACGCCCTTGCGCAATTTCTTCTCGAAGTACAGGATAAGCAGAAAAGTAGCAAGAGTCTGTGTCACCGTATATAATGGCATTGCCCACATGATCGTACCGGCCTGTTATACACTCGTTGACATAGGCATCCATGTGCCGGGCAATGGTTCTACCTACCAAGGTTGTTGATTGTCCAATGCGTTTGTCAAAGAATCTACAACCTGGATTTAGAATAGCACCATACAAGCTATTCAAGTTGATTTTCTTGACCAACTGACGCTTGTCCCAGTATTCTTCTTGTTCATGATTGCCTTCGTCTTTTACTCGTGTCAATGTGGCCTGCATTTCTTTACGTTCGGCATACCATCGAGCCAACAAGCCGGGAATGATACCTTCTTTGTCATAGGTAAAGATAGTGCCGTTGGCACTGAGCACCCATGGTTTGTTGCTGTCAAAAATCACATGCCAAAATTCTGCAGCTGACATGACATTGGTGGTACCATCTTCCCAGTCCACTGTCAATTCAAATCCGCGATTCTGTTCCATGACCGCTGTGTATTCCAAAGTACCAAACAGTCCTTCCCATGCTGCAGCAAAACTCATGTTCCGGCCGATACGATCATTTATGTATTGGTCTGTGGCAATGGGTCTCAGTTGTCCCACAATAGTTTCCGGACCCATATTTAGGGCACGAATTGCTGACGGATACAAACTGTTGATGTCGATTGATCCAATATAGTCGTGCAAACCTTTTTTAGGATAAGCAACATAAGCGCCGGCTGCCTGCGTGTCCTGATTGTCACCGTACTGCTTGCGATTTGGGACCACCATGCCATGTGCATGTGCTTCGTTGATAATGGCCTGTTCGGTCACAGCCACAGCACCAGTTGTGGTCGGCAACAGCACAGTATTTTCATGCGCAATTGAATTTGCCAAATCTAGAAACTTTAATTTTTTATCAATCTTGTTGACAAGCACCACGTCTTGTCTGTTGTATTCAATGAAAGTTCGAAAATTTAGATTGTACAGCTGATCCAGTGTACCTTCGAACGCTGTTTTGCTACCCAGATCTTCGTATTCACCAATGGCATCCAAGCTGTAGCTGTGTCGTTCTTCATAGGTGTATTTGCGATACAACTGCATATAGTCCATGTGGACTCGACCCACAAGATCAAATGTAAGACTTTCTTTTCCGAAGCGTTCAAATGTACGTGCCTTGGGCATTTGCCCCCACAGGCAAAATCTGCGTGTATCGTCCTTGCTCAGTATGCGAGTGACTCGATTCACTGTGTAAGGAATATCATAACCTTCGCTGTTCCATCCCGACAATACGTCTGCATCGTCAATTAGATGCAAGAATGAATCCAACAAGTCTGCTTCACGTTCAAACATAAATGTGTTGTCAAAGTCAGCAGCAATTTCTCTAGCAGTTTCCATGCTCATGCTCTTGGGAGGAATAGCCAAGGTAACCAACTGGTCCAGCCAATCCAAGTAGACTGTGATGGCTGTGATGGGATTGAACGCTTCCTCAGTGCTGCTAAAGCCGCGCACTGGATCAAAGTCTGTTTCAATGTCAAAGAAAGCTGTGTGTAATTTTGGAGCATCTGCGCCTAGATAGTTTTCAGCCAAGCATCGAAATACAGGATTGATATCACTTTCATAGACAGTTTTACCCGAATGCATGCGCAGCTCTTTGCGAAACTCCTTGTTGTTTCTGCTGCTGAATCTAGCCACTGGTGTACCAAAAATACTGCGAAACTTTCCTCTAGGATCGTCGTAGTAAAAAATGTATGTGGCTGGAAATTCTTGATATTTGCGAACGCCATTAATGCGTTCAACTATGTGAATTCGATCTTTGTCTCGATCAAACAGTGCGTCGACGTATGATATGATAATTCTCCTAGTGACTTGTGGCTCACTGTTGCCGTGTACATGCCCGTTAGGCGAGCGAATCCTACAGCGTGATCAATCTAATCAATGCTGCTATATCGATACTTATTAACAAAATATAATTGCCCAACATTCCGAGACTTTGCCGAGTCCATGCCGCCCAGGCAAATACAGCACACTGAGCAATGAACATGGGATACAGCAACAAGAACGGTGGATGTGGTAAAGTAAACGCCATGATTGTGGAACAAGCAATGCTAGTGACCCAGGCTGCCACTTCCAACACAAATCTCGCAGGCCATATTCGATAGTCCTTTTCTGCCCAGTCAATAATGTCGTATACAATGCCGCGAACATCAATCATTATAGAGTTTTACCCACTGTGGTCAGGATAGTTTCCAACAGTTCATGATCCTGCTGCTCACGACCAAATTCGGCCTTGTGTGCCAACTTGATTGCTTTTTTGAGAATAGCTGGTTTGATTTCCATTTCTTCGGCCACTGCTTTGATAGTGTCGTTTAGGCCGCCGTTGAGTGTTTCAACTTCGTGCATGATCTGCATGCCTTCGTTGATGATCTGTGTGAGTTTGGCTTTTTGTTCAGTACTGAATGCGCGATCTGACATGTATGTCTCCTAGTGAAAATACAATTATACACTAGTTATTACAGAAAGCAAGCCACAAACGAATAAATCCCCCAGTTTATATCCGACGGTAGCGAATCATTAGATAACGGTTGGGGGCACCGGACGCCTTAGGCACAGTGAACTGTGACGGTCCTAAGGGTATGCTATTTTCCTGCGGCCTGTAATGCTGCGCCTTTGTTGAAACTGGGACTGCGACTATTGGGCACTGTTCCCTTGCGTTTACTCCAAGCATAACCTGCACGATGCCCAGAACAATCTTTAGTGCATTGGCTTCCTAAGAAATCAAGCTCGTTAACTTTTTTCCTATGTTTTCTAACAAATTCTGTTGCTCTCATCTTGCGCCTTTAAACCATAGCTGAAACCAAGCTTCGGTTCCCGGCTTGATATTTTGTTGGCGTTGTATTGCACCGCGGTTGGTGCTGTCAATGTTGGGCAGACTCATACGTTCAGCTTCACGTGCTGCTAAATTGTTGTATATGGGATCATCTGGAGGCATTATACAATCAGGAGCCGGAGAATGATTTAAATCAACAGTTGAAAAATTTATGCGGTCAATCATGTTAATCCTTTATAGGTCCACCTTCAACCCAAGCGTCGCAAGTGCGCTTGGCCGCACACTTAAATTTTAAAAACTTGCAATAGCCCAGTGTACCAGCATCAATGGTACTGGCAGGATCTGATCCAGGTTCGCTGCCAATGCCTTTGGCAATGCACGACAGCATGTCGTCGGTTTCGTCAAATGCAGCACAGTTACCGCACAAGGCTGACTTGGCATCGTCGGGGTTGTCCATGTTCCATTCTTCGGCCTTTGCAGCCCAAAATTCTTCATTAGGTGCATTGGGATCTAAGGGACCGTAGCCATATTCATCTATGGCCTTTTGACGATTCTCAAGATTCAGCTTGATGCTTTGTGTGGCTGGAGGACATCCTTTCTCAATTGCTTCGAACAAATTTAATAGGTCTCTCATAATTACACCGGTGAGTAAGGGTTACGCTTCCAGTCGCTATCTTGAGGATGTTCAGGATACACTGGATAGTCCATTATCTACAGACCCTGACATTGCGATTCACACGATATTGTGGATCCCAACGCTGCACCCAATAACAACGAGGTGGAGGTGGCGGAGGTGGTCGATAATACACAGGAGGAGGAATGTACACTGGGCGAGGTTGTACATAAACTGGCTGTGGTTGTATATAATAGGGATCTGTTACTACACAACCTGTTAGGGCTGTGGCTGCTGCCAAAATGAGTATGATTCGTTTCATCAGTTTATCCTTAGATTTCCCAGTGTAGCATCAATTTAGGTTGTGGTCAAGTTGCATTATGCCTCATTTACATAGTCAGCATTTTTAGTTTTTGCACGACGGTGTGCGCAATACATTTCGCAGGCCATTACAGCTTCATCTAAGTTCTTAAATTTACTAGCTGCGGGTTTATTCTTGATTGAGATACGGAATCCATCATCTTCGTTTCCGTGAATTGAGATTTCGTGCCCGTCGTCTGTGGTCACAGTTTTAACTGGTGGACCCATTTGATCACCAGCAGGTTTGGCTGCTAACTTGTTAATAAGGTCGGGATCTTTACGAATCTCCTGGCCGATATCGCTCAAGTAATCGCCTAACCGGGCTTTTAGTTTAGTAATGATATCTTCTTTGGTTATAGATTCAACAGCAACCACAGGTTTACCTTGCGGTTTTGATCCACGGCCGGTACGACTTGCTCTTGCACCATCACCGCCACCACCGATGTGTTTGCTACCAAGACTTAGGCCTGGATTGCGTGGGCCGCGATTGGGTTTGACCTGTGTAATTTTTCCGCCACGTGCTAGGAAATCCGCTACGTCATCTTCTTTGACTGGTTTCTGGCCACGTGCAGCAATACGCTTGCCCAAGGCTGCTAACTGTTCTTTTGACCACTTCTCGCCTTTATGGCGTTCGGCCATCTTGGCCAGTGCAGCTTGTACAGCAGCGGTATCCATTTCATTACGCTCGGCTTCTGCTACACTTTCGTTAGGCACACAGTTATTAACACGAACTCCGCCTTTGACTTTGGTTTTTGGAGTACCGATGTGTTTGCCTTTCCAGCACTTGGGATCTAGACGTTGTTTAACTGCTTCGGCTTCGTCCACTGATCGGGGTTTCTTACCTGCTTTCTTCATGGCAATAGCAATGGCGGCCTGCTGTGCTGAACTACTGGCTTCTGCAACACCTTGCTCTCTGATTTTTAATTTGCTGGTCAGTTCTGAAGAACTGCCACCAAACATACTACCAAAAGCATCACGGGATTGTTGTTTAGTATCCGCTTTTTGTTGTTTTGCTACTGCTTTTTTACCAGTGATGCCTTTGAGCATCTTGTCAAATTTGGGGTCACCAGTTGCTTCCGCCACACCTTGCTCGGCAATACCATCATCTCTAGTAGCACCTTCTCCATCAGCGTCAAATGCTACCATTTCTATTTGGGGCCATACACGTGCCGGTGCGTACATAACGCCTGACGTTTCATCATGATCAATTACATCACCAAACCGCTTCATTACAGCCGTGTACGCTGCTTCTGTGTTGACAGAAAAACCAACTGTGTCAGTATCGTCGACTCCGGCACGGCCTTCGTCATAATGACGTGGTTGTGATTCGGCTTCGGCATATCCATCGTCCCATTGCTGGGCTTCTTTACTACCTGCTGGATAAGGATTTGATTCATTATGGCGAAAACCAGCACGCCATCCTTTTTCCCAAGGATCGTTGCGGTCGGGCCCTATACTTTTCTTACCTGGCTCTGCACTTTCGTCAGCACCAACCATGTAACCTGCAAACGGATGCTTGGGATCAGTCTTGGCACCCAGCACGCTGATGTGCCGGGCCTTGGCCTGCGCTGGCAATTGAGGCACTGAACGTTGCTGTGCGTTTAAGCCTTCAACTAAGTTCTTTATTCTCATGCTCTGTTGTCCTTTAAGAAGGCTTTTAACATCCATTGATGTTTGCCATGTGCATCCAAGCGTTCGGCAACAAAGTTGGCAATGCCCTGTTGATTTTCTTGTTCAGCAGAACCGAAACATTGATTCAGCAAATCCAACATGGTTTGATTGTCAGCCAATAACTCTTCGATCATGAGTCGAGCACGTGGCACTTTGATCTGTCCCGGAATCAAGCTCAGGTTACCAAAGCGTTCAAAACTACCCGGAGCGTATTCGTCTAAGGTACGGATGTATTCGGCTGTGCGATCAATGGCGTTATCGTTGATTTCTGCGTAGAAGTCGCCAAAGAACTCGTGCAGTTGTGCAAAGTCTGGGCCCTCTACGTTCCAATGAAAGAACTGTGCTTTCACTGCCATGGCATATTCTGTTGCCAATAAAGTTTTTAAATCATCTGCGAGCATTTTGTTTGTTCCGTATTAAACTGTTTTTATATTTACCAGGTTTGCGGGTTTGTGTGCGAGTAATTACTGCCCCCATTGGCTGTGCTATTGCAGCAACACTGCCGCTGCTAGTAGCACCAGCAGATGCGTTTTCTTTTATAAATTCACGTGCTCGCATGTGTTATCTCCAGCGTTTCGTCGTCAATCCAACTACCCGGCCCAGTTTCAATTTTGCGATTTCTCACTTTGAATTTGGTCTTGACAGGCCCAGCAGATTTGACTCGTATTTTATATTGCCCTGGTGGCGCTTGAATCTGCAGCATTTCTACCAGAAACACGTCGTGCCAAATATAGGTACGCTCTGTAAATAATTCGTCGTTGACAAATACTCGATAGATCGGAGGAGTTCCTTCCCAGTCGCAGAATATATCAAATGTTACCTTTACAAATTCGGTGTGCATTTGATATTTAGCAAAAATGTATCTATATATTTGTACCTGATCACACTTATATAAGTATTCAGCAAAGGATACATTATGGCTGAACGCATACTTATAGATCGACTAGAATTTTATATTACAAATGTCTGTAACTTGACTTGCAGCGGGTGCAATCGTTACAATAATTATAAATTTTCTGGTCATTGGCGCTGGGCAGATGCTGAACCTATACTGACACAGTGGGCAGAAAAGATTGAAATAAGACATCCGGTAATACTGGGAGGTGAACCCTTGTTGAATCCTGACATTGTAGATTGGATTACTGGCCTTAGACGCTTGTGGCCCCGTCTCAGTGGAGTACAGGTTCAAAGCAACGGTACTAGATTGGATCTAGTACCTGGGCTGTACGATGCAATAAATCATGACAACTGGATTGGGATTAGTCTACACTCTGTAGAACACAAAGAAACGTTGTTTACTCGTATACGCAATTTTTTAAAACATCCAATAGCAGAAACAGAAAATCCCAACCATCCTGTCGGTAGCCGATATCAATTTATTGATGCCGATCAAAAATATATTCATGTTTGGGTCAACAATATTTTTTCTCAAAGCAACATTATTGAACAGGCCAACGGACGTTTTGGATTGTACAATAGCAATCCAGAAATAGCACATGAAGTCTGTGCTTATCGCAAATTTAAAAACTATCACATGATTCGGGGGCGTATATACAAGTGTGGACCTGTAGCACTGATGCCAGAATTCGACGACCAGTATCAGTTCGATTTATCAGATGAAGATCGCGTAATCATGAGAGGCTATCAAGGTTTAGGAGTAGACGAGTTTGATCAGCGTGGTCAAGAGTTTATGGACAACATTGATTCTGTGGTCCCACAATGTAAATTTTGTCCCGAAAGTTATGATTACAAACCCATTGTTTTTACCAATCTAAAACCTAACAAGATTTAGGTATTTGTTGATAGCCTAACAATTGTTTATCGTAGTTTGATTTCTCGAGGTTGCCCCATCAGTATGCCGGGTACATTGTATTGTACTTGCACTATCTTGCGAGCCATTTGTGGATTTAAAGCCATTACAGTGGTAAAGGTATTGGTCATGCCGCCGCCGAGGATTGGAATCTTAATACGTATCTCATAAGTCTTGAGCTTGGATTTCTTGGGTTGGGCAATTTCTATTAGTCGCATGGTGTTATTTACCAGACTTCATGTTGGCACACCAATGGTACATCTTTGCACGTTCTCCGGATGCTGCTTTGGCTCGTTTGCGTAGACTAGTAACTGATCCGTTGCAGCTGGCACCGGCACGTTTGACACGCCCAGGACGGCTTTTACCTTTAACTTTGCCATCTGCAAAGTTTTCATTCAACGAAGTGTTTAAGAACTGTTCGCCTGCGCCTGTGACATACCAATAACCATCATCATCTACAATGTAGCCATTGCTGCTTAAACTGTCTAACACGTTATCGTAAGCAGTAGTTCGCGATTCATCTTCTTGAAAATCCATTCCTAATTGTGCTGCTGTATAAATGGCATGCAGCACTAGAATTTTACCTAGTCCTTGACTACGAAATTCTGGGTCAATCTCTGCAATGCTACGGCCGGTGGCAGCATTGTATTGATACACTCCAACTGGTTCCCCATTCACTGTCATTTCTGTAGCAAAATTATTGCGACTTTTTTTAACTCGAAAGGCAATCTTTTTATTGCCATCTGCAAAGTTTTCGATTATGAATTCGCTAGCTCTCATGTGTTATCTCATTACCGGATATACTTCCAGGTTCCCATCAAATCCGGTACGTTGGGCCCACTCACGTGCTACTCGGTTGGCATCACTTTGACTGTTACCAACACCGCTGAATCTATAAACTTCTCGGTTCAGTCCATCCACTACTTTCCATTCACCGGAGAACTCACCACCAGTCTGTTGTGCTGCCGGAAAATTCTGAGGTTCTGTCTGGATCGGTGGAAAGTTCTGTGCTATGTCAAGTGGCACTTCAGGGATAGAATTGGACCGTGGCTCAGTAAATGCTGGACGAGGTTCGCCTATTGTGGCCCTAATAGGTGCAGCATTTAGTATCTCGGGTGGTACACCCGATATATGATCCAACCACACAGTACGACGCTCTATACCCTGAGCAGTGGTCCATTCACGTGCTGCTTCTATCGCTGCCCTGTTGTTTGGAGCCGAAAATCTGTGCAACACTGCTCCTCTGCCTTCGGCGCCTTCTCTTTGTCGCAACACATAGTTGCCACGAGGATCATCTGCCACTGGAGCATTGAGTTGATCTGTCTGTGGAGTCTGTGTAGGAGGTGCAGTAGGTGCTGTGGCTAAAATCTCTGCTGGTACATTTTCGACGTGAGCCAGATGCACGGATGATTTCTCAATCCCACGTGCCTCTATCCATTGTTTTGCTTGTTCTATGGCAGCACTGGTACCAGTGGCACTAAATCTATGTAGTACAGAACCTTGGGGTTTTCCTTCAGAATCTTTACTACGTATCACATAATTGCCGTCGGGATCGTAATCTGTTGAAACTTTTCCGCTGGCTTTTTGTCGTGCCACGTCACGACTGTACTGTATCTTTTTAATAAAGCCTTTGAGTTCTGACTTGGGCAACTCACCTGCTACAAAACGACTGAATACGGCAATGGCATCATTGTCAAGGCCGGGCACAACTTCTGTACGTTTTGTACCGGTCCGAGGATCCGTAATCTCTTGTGTTTTGACATCAGTCAGCATCTTGTACAGCTTCTTGGCATATTCTGGCTTGTCAGCTGCAGGATTCATAGCAATGTCCATGGCACGAGCATAACGCATCAAGGTATTTTGGATTTTATCCATGTCTTCGAAATAGTTGCTGCCGCCAGCTGATCGGAATTCGATGTATTTGCTCTTGGGATTGATACTGGTGTATTTGCCAAAGCCTGAAGGACTGGCTAAAGCACGTGAAGCAAACTGATCTAAATGCTTGCGCATGGCAGACATAACAGTCTCGGCATCAACCTTGCCTTTCTTGTCACGAATCTTGCTGATGGCACTCTTGGCGTAAGTGTTGGCTTCACGTCCAAACTGCTTCAACACATACTCGTCGCCCAAGAACAAGGCCAGTTTTGTGTAATCCAGCATGTTTCCTTCGTGCTCGGGCATGCTGACACTCATGTGGAAACCAGTAGAGCTATTGGCATAAGCACCATTTTCTTCAGCCCACTCAAAAAACTTGGGCAGGATTTCCAGAGTTTTTGCTAGTGGCATAGGTGGACTCACAATCTCCACTGGCATGTTGGCATCATCGTCGGCATCTAAGCTGCCGTCGGGTTCAAAAATCCAAGTACTTGTGTCACGAGTAGCACCGTGATAACCTGTGCTGACAGTGGTTGTAACATCTAACTTATCTGCCAAGTCATCAGCTAACCGTTGTGCTGCGTCTTCGTTGAATCCACCTTCGGAGCTGCCACCCGTCATGGTCATGTGTGGCCATGTGACGTCAAAGTTGTAGGCTATATCACTCATGCTGCGCCAACCTCGATCACGCAACCAGTCGCTTTCGGACCGGTCCCAGTTTTCTCTAAATTCGTCCAAGGCACTTTCAAAGTCGCTGTTCTGTTCTGCTATGGCCATCTCTACACGTTCATCCAGCTGTCGTTCGACTTCTTGTTCGGCACCCACATATTCTTCTACCAAGTCAGCATCAGCGGCAGTACCAGTGCCTTTAACCCGTCGTTCCATGGCTGCCAGTATCTCTTTCACACGGTCTTCTCTGTATTCATCATCTAACGCACGTTCAATAAGGTCTTCTTCGTCCCAGTCATTGTCTTGAATCCATTCACGTACAGCAACAGGTGCATCAAACTCATCATACAGGGTCTGGTCATACCATTCCATATAGTCTTGCTCTAATGCCGCTTTTGTTTGGCGTGTCATGCCCTCAGCAAAATCGCCTGAGTCAAAAAAGTCTTCAATGTTCTCAAGGCTGTAGGCACGGGGATCATAGCTGTAGTCAGCTTCCCATTCGCCTTCTTCTTCGTCGCCGCCGATGCCAGTAAACACTAACTCAGCTTCAAAGCCGGCTTTCATGCCTGCAGCGGCTTCACTGTTGGCAAAGGACCGCAGGGCACTGGGACTCATGGCCACTTCTTCCAGCTCTTGTTCTTGTTCACTGACCAAAGGAAATCCTAAACCTTCTTTGACTAATTGTAACTTGCGTGTGAGTTCTTCAACAAGGCCATTGGTCCGGGCAGTAGGTGGTGTACCGGCAGCAGTAGTCTTCCAACCCAGCTTGGCAGCTTGACGTTTGGGTTCACCAGGTTTGATATCAACTGTGACAGCCATGCTGTAGCGTGGATCGCGAGCTTCTTTATCGTTGACAGGAATATAACCCGAAGCTTCTGCTACAACCTGTTGGCCATAATGTTCTCCGCGTATGGCTCGGTCAACATAATCATCACTGACCGGTTGTTCTAAATCTACCTGAACTCCCAATTGTTTTGCCAATTTTAATATTTGAGATCGTGTTGAACGATCTTTGTATATTGCAGCCAAACTGCACTGACCTTCGCTGTATTCACTTTGATCTTGCAACAATGGTATTACACCTGGAATCTGTTGTAGTCCAAGATGCATTTGTTTTTGTAACTCAGGATCTGTAGCGTCAGGAAATTCAGGGTTGGCACATACAAATTCTATTTCTTTGTAGTCACTTTTGCCCGAGCCCTCTGCCAAGGCTTTCTTGTCAAACATGCCAGGATTCTGTTCACCATAACTACGCATCAACACACCAGCTTTAGCATTGGCTTCATTTTCCCATTCACTGCCAGTGTCGCCAGCATGATACGGCATGGGTTCAATTTCGTCTTGACGGCGATGCACTAACTCATGTGCTAGTGTACGCATGATATCCATGGGATGACGATTGGCCACAGATAATACTAATGTTTTAATCTCAGGGATATAACGCCCAAATGTAGCATTACGCTTTGACCATTCTGGATCTCGCTTTAATTGAATCTTAGGAGGATTCTCTATGCCTAATTTCTCACTGCAAAATGCAGCAAACTTTTCTAACTGTGCTTGTATATTGTCAGCACCTTCGTTTACTTTAAATTCTGTTTCGCGATCCAGTTTCTTGCCAGCTGGGTCAATATCGTGTGTCTTTAGTCCTAGTCTTTCTAACTTCTTGATATACTTGTGTTCTAAAGGTTCGCTGCCAAAATTTATGATAGTCTGTGGTGCGCCTTGACCGTACATCTTGGGATTAGCATGATCCAGGTCACTGATGTCTTGACCCAGCTTGTACCAGTCGTATGTGTCCGACACATCGACTAGCACAGTGCCTGCTGGCATTGTCGGCTTGGACTCAGGACCAGGCGGCTCTTCATTGGGATGCCAGTCTTCCATAGGATTAAGGTCTTTGAAACCAAACTTGAATGGTTTCTTTTCCTGGGTTTCGTCTACACTGAGTTCTCGATCTTTGGCAGCTAATCGTGCTGCCCGCAATTGATCTAGGGTGCCATTGCTGCGCAGTATTTTAAAGGCCAAATTCTCAGGCCCAAACTCACCTGTTTGATCTAGACCAGCCTGTCTGAATTCGCGTACTTTTTTACTGAGTGTTTCTAGATGTCGGGTATCGCCGGATTTGATAGCAGCTTCGATACGTTGGCCTAGGTCTTCGTATTTGCTCTTTACTGAAATGTCGTCTACTTCAGGTTTACGTCTCTTGGGTACACTAATCCATTCGTTGTTGAGAACCGAATAAATGCCTTGACTCTTTGGATCTTCGTTGGCGTTTTGTACATAAAGCTCTACATCATATCCGCCAATTTTGAAATTGTGTTGATCATTGTACTGATATTTTTTGGCATCAAACAGTTCGCGATAAACTTCGCTGGCATCTGCCCGGGGCAAGTCTGCCACTAGATGTAAATCAATGTCGCTGTGATCTGTGTAGGTGTAAGCTGCGTTACTGCCACTAATAGTGATGTCTTTGACTTCTAAGTCTAGACCCAGAAACTCTTTGAAGTCTTCGGCAATGGCCAATAGTTTTTGGCGAACCTCGGGCAGGAGGTGCTCGTCTGATCCCCAAATACGTGGGTTAAGAGAGTTGTGAAATTTAATAGCATCGCTAAGGCGATAATCTTGTAGCTCTTTGATGTCCATTATGTATTTATTCGAAAAGGTTTTGCAGTGGTAGATGGACCACGTCGCGAGTTAAGTTCAACCAAATTCCAATCCCAGTGCTGCCAATGTACAAACTGTGTCCCTATACACTTGTCACTGGGTTTGACTTCTGTTGCTTGAATACCTGCAATCAGCGCAGCAGCCTGTTGAGGATTTAGCGCATAGGCATGTGCACCTTTGCTCCAAGTTCCTGTGGTGCCTGTTTTAGTACCGCGATCTTGGTGAAATTTTTGTATACCTAGTGATAAATCTAACTGGGGCATAGGGCCTCTTACAACAGCATCAGTTTCCAATACAACAATGGGTTCATTTAACTCTATACATCTGTGCCATAATCGCCAATGGCTAAAAAAACAGCCTTGGGCTCCAGGACGTTGATATATTTTGGTATTGGGATTAAGATAAAGCCCTGCACGTTTATAGTCCGGGGCTGTTACAGCAGTGCCTAATGTGGCTGGGAATGGCTCTGCTGACCATCCCCATTTTTGACAACTGGAGATGCAGTCTTGTAATAATTTTTTACTGTGATCAGTATCTAAAGTTATTATATAAGACCGCATCAATTGGCTTATTGCGCAGGGCTGTCTTCGTTAGATGCCAACACAACCGGCTCAGGCATCACAGCTGGTTCTGCAGCTGGTATTTTGTCTACCACTGGTTTAGCTTGCTGCAAGGCTTCGAACAGTTTTTCTTGTGCTGCAAAATCAAACACATAAGATCCCACGTGTCGTAACAATACTCTGGTATCTACCCAAATTTTGCCACCAAGATCACGCCAATTTTCGCAGAATGTCCAGTCTTCGCTGTAATATCGATTTTCGCGAACTGCAGTGTCATAGTAAGTGCGCAAGTGTTGATCTAACTCTTTGGGCAAGCCAATGTCATTGTTAAAAGGCTTAACTGCAGGATGTGCATTGAGTTTTTCAAACACATGACGTTTGACCAACATGAACCCTGTACCGGTCTTTGAAACTTCTTGTAAATTGTCCGGTCCAGTTTCGGCTCCTTCGAATCCATTTACTACCCATTTAATGGGCAGAGTCTTCATGGGATATAGGCCGCCGATCACATCAACATCACGATTTAACAAGGCCAATAAATGCCAAGGTTCCCAGCCAATGTCAGCATCAACAAACATCAAGTGAGTTGAATCAGGATTATTGAGGAATTTGGCTACCAGAGTATTTCTGGCTCTGCTAATCAAACTTTCATTTGTCATGGTTTCTATAGTCCAATCAATGCCTAGTTGACGGCAAGTGTTGGCCCATTTGATATAGCTCATGAAAGTTTGTTCTGTCAACATGCCAGAGTAGCATGGCATACAAATATGAACTCGGGTAGTGCGTAAGTAATCTACATTTACTGTGATTTGCTGGTCAGACATAACATCCTCTTAAATTATGTGAGTATTTAATGGAGATGTTAGTAGCTGATAGATTTCTCTTCTATGTAATCAGATTCCAATGATACCGGATCTTTTGCTGTTGCAGGATCAGATCCTGCCAACTGGTTCAATATATCACGAATTTCGTTGTTGACCAACGCTTGTGCTTGAGAAAAATCTTTGTGTTTGATGCTGGACACCAGGCTTGACAAGTGTGTGGTCAAGTCTGTCACCAAGGAACGCTCAGAATCCGTACTGAAAATACTGTCGGGTCCAATTGCTTCCACTGTGGTTTTGATTTCTAATACACTGTCAAAAATTTCAATCAGCTTGTTGGCAGCAGATGGATTGCCGGCAGCCGCAGGATAAATGGTCTTGATCAAGTTGCTTTTTTGTGACGGTGTCATTTCAGGCCATTTGGCACGAATTTCAGTGGCACTGGTCATTCCAGGTCCAAACTGTGCCACAGGCAAGTAGGCCATGTATCCGTGCTGACTCATGGGTGCAAGTCCGGTACGTTTGTATGGCTGCAGATAAGCAGGTTCGCCATTCTTTTTAACGCCGCCGGCTCGTGGCTGTTGATCAGTATCCTTTTCACTGCGAACAAAGATCAGTTGAGTGTCAGCAGGATCGTAAATCTGTGTGATTTCTTCGGCTTTAAACGGGCTCTTGACTTGAATAAATCTGTTGGCAGGTACACCAGCAGCTTGTGCCAGCATTTTTTTAAGATTAAACGGAAAAGGTCTAGAAGCAGTATCGGCCGTAGCAGCAACAAAAACATCCGCCGACGGAAATGCTGCTTCAGCAGCATGATACAATGCAGTATGTCCTGCATGCCAGGGATGGAATCCGCCGGGCATAATAACCAATTTTTTCATTTCGTGAAGCCTGTTTTGATCTTGTATTTATTATTACTACATGTTTTCTAACATCCAAATATACAGCGGTGCAGAAAATTCAAATTTCACAATACCGTTGCAACCCATGTTGCCAAAAAATTTGTCAACAACAGGTGCCTGAGATCCGTTAAAATCGTGAGTATATTTACAATTATCAGTAAACAAATGCACCAGTGCAATTTCGTCTAGAGAAAACTCAGAAATCTCAATCGTGCAATCTTCAACAATGTTTCCTTGATCGTCGATCGCAGTGTGTTCTGGTAGCTTGCCAGACATCTCAATTTCCACAGTGTACTTTTCTTCATCAACAGCTGAAAAGGTATGTTGTACTTTGATTTCGTTTTGAGACAATATTTGATCAAAAAATACATGACCGTTTAGTCTTGCAGTTAGTCTTAGATCATTTCCGGTGGATTTGGCCGTAAAAGCCAGAGTACTAGTATCTTGCGTCATGCAATAGCCTCAAATAGATCAGTAACTCAACATGACCTTGGTAATTGTGCCAGTTTCGAAATCCTCAACTCTGGCTCGAATCCAGGTGAAATTTCCAGTTATGTTTTGGGAAAAATTTTCTGTTGTGGTTTCAGCGGTTGAATCAAAGTCATAAACTTGAAACCATTCTTCGTCAACAACAGGAGTACTGGCCAAGGTAGCTTGAATTCGAATACGTCCCTGAAACGCATTCAGAAAAAATGCCACTGTTTGTAACCCACCAAATCCACCATAGTAATTGGCTGCTTGTTGCTCTACTCCATTCCAGTCTGCACTACTGCCGTCATAATTTCCTGACGGTGTTCCGTAGGTGGTAGTGGGCAGAAGTTGAAGGGTAGTGGTTTTCATTGTGCAGATTCAACTTCGACAACAACACCAGCGCCTGCCAACTCTTCAGCTACTTGAGCTAGAGCCGACACAATATCAGCAGTGGCGATAGTAGCACCCGAGTCTGATTCTTTAACCAGTTTGCTAAATGTAATTACAACAGATTCTGTGTGTATTTTGGCCATGTTAATTCCTTATATACCATCACTTATTTACCTCCACCACGGGCATGGTCTTCTGTAAAATACCCGGAGTGATCAAGTTCAGCATCACGACTTCGGACTCGATATTGTGATCAACAAAATAGGATCGGCTCATCACCATGGGAGAAAATTTAGTTAAGCGTTTTAACAAAGCCTTACTTACACGCCATTCAGTTTGATTTTGTAAGAATGTCAACAACTGCTGTTTTTCAGTTTGATTTATGGATTTTTCTCGAAAATATGTACGGTATTGATGCGGACTATTGCGCAACGATACTGTGTTTTTTGGACGCACAATGCAAGCGTAACGCAAATGCTGGACATGCTGAGGAAAATTTGATATCACGGACAATAGCAACACAACGTTGTTTGTGTAGACATACCCGTAACTGCCCGACACCACCAATTTGATTTCCGTCCGATGGGTATTCAGCAATTCTGCCAGTTTGTATAGCAACTCCAGTTTTTCATGATCGATTGCGATTTGTTTTTCACGATCGCAATATGGATAAGACCATTGATATTTTTGATGATATCGTCGTGTTATTTCTTTGCAATAATCAGCAGGCAACTTGTCAAGACTACGCATGCAGGATATATCTGTCATACGAAGATCAATTCCGTAATGATACTGATCGTAAAACAACCGATCAGTATCCTTGCGTTTGACTTTAACCTCGGGGTTTAAATCGATCAATGACGATAAATCCATTGTTATCCACAGTTGGTAAATCACTAGGTGTAATACCTAATACATCACTGACCAGTTTGAGTTCGCCGTCAACAACATCAACTGATACTATGCAATCATGCAATTGATCAAACAGGATCTTTTTGCTAAGAGGTACACGAATCAATTGATCAATCTTGCGGCTCAAAGGTCTAGCACCCATTTTGTTATCGTAACCTTGTTCTGCCAGTAACTCAACAGCAGCTTCGGTCAAATTCAGCTTGATTTTTTTGTCAGACAAGCTTTGTCGCAATTCGTCTACAAACTTGACAACAATTTTCTTGATCGAAAGAGAATCCAATTTGTTAAACTTACAAATCATATCAATACGATTACGCAGTTCAGGCTTGAAGAAATCTTTCACAGCACGATCTTCGCTGCCGGTGCGTTCAAGCTCTTGTCCAAATCCGATATTGTTGTTTTCGTTATCTCTAGCACCCAAATTTGATGTCATGATCACAATGGTATTTTTGCAATTTACAGTTTTTCCGTTGCTGGAAGTAATTCTTGCTTCGTCCAACAACTGCAGCAAAATATTTGTAACATCCGGGTGTGCTTTTTCAATTTCATCAAACAACAAGATACTAAAAGGATTTTTGCTAATGTCACTGATCAATTTGCCGCCGCCTAGATTGCCATCTTCGAATCCCACATAGCCCGGAGGTGCGCCAATCAAGCTGGAAACAGTATGCCTTTCTTGATACTCGCTCATGTCGTATTTCAACAACGGCATGTCCAAGTTGGCAGACAACAGTTTAGCAAGTTCAGTCTTTCCAGTGCCAGTTGGTCCCAAAAATAAGAAGCTGCTCATGGGTCGCTTTTCGTTGCCAATACCAGCAAAGCTGATATACACACGCTCCAACACCTGATCCACCACAGTGTCTTGTCCGTATAATTTTTCTTTGATGTTGGATTCTAGATCAACAATGCGTTGATTGCTCTTGGAATTTTCCAAACGATCAATTGGAATCCCGGCAATTCTACTCAGCTGCTCCATGACATGTGCAGCGGTAACCGAAACAGTGCCGGCGTCCTTTACACGTTCCCGAGCACAGGCAGCATCAATTAGATCGATACTCTTATCAGGATTCTTTTTGTCTGTCATAAATCTGCCACTGAGATCTACAGCACTCACTATAGCATCTGTTTCGATCAAGACATTGTGAAATTTTTCCAGCCTTGGACTTAATCCGATCAAGATCTTTTCAGTGGTTTCTGCATCAGGTTCGTCTACTGAAAGTCTATGGAATCTACGCATCAGTGCGCGGTCTTTTTCAAACGATTCGTAGTACTCTTCCCAGGTGGTGCTTGCTACCACTTTGAGATTGCCTTTTGTGATTGCTGGCTTCAGCATGTTGGCAAAATCTAAACTGGATTGACCATTTGCGCCTGCACCCCGCATGGTATGCGCTTCGTCAATAAACAGTACACAGTTCTTTTTGGTTTCGAGAGCTTGCAAAATCTGCTTGATTTTGTCTTCGAATTCTCCGCGATACTTTGATCCAGCCAACAAACTGCCAATTTCCAAGGTCCATACTTCGTGTCCTTTAAGGAAATCAGGAACTTGGTTCCGAGCAATGCGCTGACTGAGACCGTCAATGATGGCAGTCTTGCCCACGCCAGGATCGCCCACCATTAACACATTGGCCTTGAAGCGGCGAGCCAACACCGTGACCATTTCTTCAATTTCCTTATCACGGCCAATAACTGGTTCTAATCGATCTTCGGCTGCCAACTTGGTCAAATTGGTGCAGTGTTCTTCCAGTACTTCGTTGGCCTGTTCGGTGCTGATCTCGTAAGTGTTTTGTCCTTGATTTTGTTCCCAGAAGCGAATAAACTCTGTGCGTGTGACTCCGTGCTTGAGAAAAAAGTACTGAGCGTGACTGTTTGTTTCGCTCATGATGGCCAGATACAGATCTGCAGTGGTCACTGCTCTGCGTCCTGTAAACAGGACCTGTGTAAGTGCCCGATTGAACACACGTTCAAGAGCATTGGTCTTGCGAGGTTGATTGTCAGTTGTTGTTTTCTTTGACGGCAGCGCATCTAGATAGGTCTGCACATCATGTTCAAAGGCAGCAACATCGGTTCCAAATTTTTGCAACACTGATCGAAATGGATTGTGCCGAATCAACGATAATACCAGATGTTCTGTTAGCACATATTCATGTCGTTTACTGGCAGCAATTCGAACTGCTTGTTCGATAATCTTTTCAATCTCTGGGTTGTTCTGCATTTTGTTCCTTGTATCGATCCCACATTGTAATACCATTTAAGTGATCTAGCTCGTGTTGAAAACATCTGCTAGCCAGCCCTATTAATTCTTCTATATGTTCTTTTTGATAAGCATCGTAATAGCGTACAGTTATTACATCTGGACGTTTTATTATACACTGTTCGCCTTTAAAACTCAAGCATCCTTCTTGAAATTCCACCTGGTTGTTGCCAAATGCCAACACTTCTGGATTAAAACAGTCCCAATCACGGCCGTTGACGTGCATTACAAAACAACGGTCTCGCAACCCAACTTGATTGGCTGCCAGGCCAATTGCGTCTTGTTGTGTCATTAATTCTCGCAGCCGCCGTGCCAGGTTCAAGTTGTTTGTTGTATTACTGACAACCATGGGTTTCAGTACCAGTTTTAGTGTTCTACGAGTAAGTTGCATATTGAATATTTATTGACCTCGAGACTTGCGTATGGCATCCTTGATTGAGTTGTCAATGGGAGTAATTAATTTACCTTGTAATTTAACCAACAAATCGCCTGACGGATGTTTAGTAGCTGCACCCGGCAATTGTCGAACCGGTAGGCCTCGTCCACGTGCTCGCAGCACTGTGCCAGGTTGAGTTTCGGGTGGTACAGTTATGGCCAGTTCATTGCCTAACACATCTGAAAATGTAATTTCGCAACCCAATATCAAATCCCATATATCAACCGAACGTTCGGACAACAAGTTGGTGCCTTCCACTCGCCAAACAGCATCGGGTCTAATGCGATAGTTGACCACTAGATCTTGCCCGCCTGGCGCCAGTCCCGGATATCGTAAACTGTCATTGTCGTTGACTCCAACAGGAATATGTATTTCAACATTGGTTATGGCAGATCCAACTTGAAGTGCAATAGTTCTAGGTCCTCCAGTCATTACATCAGCCAGTGATATCCAAATAGAAACTCTAGGTGGCGGCCTACGTGCAGAGCGTAAATCTGCGCCAAACATGTCAAATATAGCATCAAAATCAAAATGTGTGCTGCCTGCGCTGCCAAACCTACCGGCAGCAGGATTGTCATATGCTTGTTTTTTTGCAACATCCGAAAGCACTGCATAAGCTTCTTGTATTTCTTGAAATTTAGAAATATCTCCGCCGCGATCTGGATGATGTTTCATGGCCAGACTGCGATATGCTCGTTTGATATCATCAGCAGAAGCTGTGCGTTCAACGCCTAAGGTGTTATAGTAATCTTTCACAATTTAATTATAGATGATTATCAACTGTGTGTCAAGGCTGATCTAGTATTTTTTTTGCAACTGGCAATATAATATCAGCTGCTGCAGCATGAGCAGGATCCAATGGATGCCAACCGGCGCTGATGGGATAATTGTGTGATCGGCTCCAATCTAAAAAAGTCTGGTTGTCAAACAAGTGCAAGTATGGTTGTACGTATTGTTGCAAGGACACAATTGCATCACTATGGTGCCAGGTTTGATCCAACATCAACGGGTCCATGTAAGTCATTAAAAAAGGTATGCGTTTTTGATTTAACACATCAATAGCTGTACGTATATGAATCAGTGTCGACAACTTGTCAACATATTCAGACTGTAATTTTCGATAATAAAATTCAGCTGCGGCAGAATCGTCAACCGGCAAAAGAGTTTGCCAACAATCTTGTTCTTGATAATCAAATCGATCAATCCAGGTCCAGCTGATGACAAAAAAGTCTTGAACAGCAGATTCGGCTTGGTTTAACACCTGTTCTAAAATTCGCAAGTTTCCGATACCAGGAAAGGCATGACAATCATAGCGTATTTTTAGTTGACGAGATAGTACAGCGGGCCAGGCCATTCTACTGTAAGGGGCACATCCACCGATTCGGCCCGAGTCAGGTAAATCACTACCCCAGATGAAGCTACACCCAAAACTTTTGAGAATCATAATTTTGTAAATTCTATTGTGTAGTATTATATACCGGCTGCTGCTTGTAACTGACGAATATCTTTTTCTCGTTCGTGAATTGCCACAGTATCTAGTCCGGCAGCAGATCTCATTTCATTTAGGTCTGATTCTTTTTGCTTGCGATAATCTTTGGGACTGAGCGGAACAGTGCGATCAAATACTTCGGAACTGAAGGGAATATCTTTGCCGTCGTAATGCATGTTCCAATCTGTAGAGTCGTATTCTGTAAGTGTGGATAAATCATCCACAGCTTCAGCCAAGTTTCGACCGGCTGCACTGCGGCGGCGCAATTCAATATAGACCAAAAATCTTCCGGGTTTGATTTCGCCTGGACTTACATCTGCATCCAGCACCCAATCATAGCCTTTCTCGAACCAATTCATCAAGTCAGTAGCAGCCGCCTTGCTGCGTACAAAAAAACTGACAACAATAATGTCATCGTCGTCGCCCATTTTAGACGAAAATTCGTCAATATGCATGGTAGGCTTCATCATGCCTACCAAGTCCTTGTATTCCAGTCCTTCAAACAGCTGGTTGGATTGACGGTTGAGCGGCTGGTTGTTCATTGGTTTCATCTTTTTTAAATTCCTGTTGATCAAGGTCTTCTTGGTATGCCGAATCGAGATCCTCTAGATCAATCAACTGGTCTTCCATTTCTATAGACCCTGTACGTATATCGTTCATGAGTGCTTTGGGTATAACGATTTCCACCAACCACACTTTTTTCTCTACCAATCGAGCTTTGTGTGTGCCTGGAACAAAATCATCAGGTTCTTCGATCTTGATGGGAATTTTAATTGTGGTTTTTTTGTACTTTATGGTACAATCAAACGGCAGCAGGCGTCTGGCACCGCGTGGGTCCGGCATAAGCTTTTCAGGCCACATAAAAATACAAGCAACCTTGTATTTTCTGACTTCGGGGCCGGCAACCAATTCTCCCAATTGCCAGTTTTTAAACGCATATAGATCTAGTTCATCTAGCACACGCTCAAAATCCAACAACGTCAACAGACTACCGTCTGACAGATAGAGATTTTTAATGTTGTCGGCAACCATCCAGTAATCAGCATGGTCTTTGAATATATCGGAATCGAGTTTTGAATTAAGTGACATAATGTTATTTATAACAAAACTGCACTGTTGTATTTTTGAATTTGATGTAGCGTAGCCTAATACTTATGACCAAATACAATCAATAACACAGCATATTAAACTGATTTGGTTCGGCAGTTAAATACTTTCATGTTCAGAGGAGAAACTGATTTGAGCAGAGCACGCGGAGTTAAGGCGCAACGCCGGCAGCATGATACAGTAGTAGAAAACACCATAGATTTTGACAGAGCAAGACCCCGATCGAGAAATGTAGAAGTTGTTCCCAAAAGTAGGGGACAAGAAACTCTCGTGTTGGCGTTAAATGACGAAAGCTTGCATATAACTATAGCAGTAGGTCCTGCCGGTACTGGCAAAACTTACTTGGCCATGCAAGCTGCAATACGTGCATTACGCACAGGTAAAATTGACAAGATCGTTCTAACTCGACCTGCAGTGGGAGTAGACGATGAAAAGCATGGTTTTCTGCCTGGTGACTTGAATCAGAAAATGGAACCATGGACCCGCCCTTTATTGGATGTCTTACATGAATACTATTCGCCTAAAGATGTTGCCAAAATGCTGGAGGATCAAATTATTGAAATATCGCCCTTGGCATTCATGCGGGGTCGTACCTTTAAACAAGCCTGGATCGTGGCCGACGAAATGCAGAACGCCACTCCAAACCAAATGAAAATGCTGTTGACTCGAATTGGTGAGGGCAGTAGAATTGTAGTGACCGGTGACGTAGAACAGGCTGATCGTAAAAATCCCGACAATGGCTTGTTAGACATTGCTACCAGATTAGAACAGTCACCCACCGACGGACTTAGAGTGTGTCGATTGGGCGCCAAAGATGTTCAAAGACACCCAATCATTACTAGTGTGCTAAAGATCTACGGCAGCGATTAAACAGCAGTAACGATCTCGTAAATTTCCCGCCAGTTTCGAACTCGGGGAATTTCGGGATCTGTGTAATCCATGTTGTGACCGTGTTCCATTAGTAGGCTTTTCAAACCTAAGTCACGTCCCACTTGGCAATTTACAATTTTGTCTTCAATCCAGTAGCAACCGGTGCCTCGATAAGGTTCCAGTGCCGCATCTTTGTCAGCACCAGTGTCGAGATAAACAAACTTTTCAAATGCTGTTTTTCCAAACAACTTCCGTAGGTTCATTGTGCGCAACTCACAGGCGTTGGGATCTTGGCTTAGACTTGTAATGGCATGAAAAACATATCCATGTTCTTCGTGCAGGCGTTTGACATAATACATGGCGTCACGCAAAGGCGGTAAGAAACCAATGTGTGCAGATTCGTTGAAAATCTTAATTAGTCGCTTGCCTTGCTCATTGGAGATATCGTAACGTGCGCCAATATTGTATTTTAACCCGCCGCCTTCTACACGGTTAAATCCATGCTGTTGCATGTAAACGTCAAACGCATACTCCCAGTCCAAGATCACGCCATCGCAATCAACTAAGATTAGCTTCTGGTTCAGATTCTGCTGGTTTAAATTTAATTCCATTTTCTTTGGCTAACCTATCAAATGTGGCAGCATAATGCTGATAATAGAATGACACAATTCTGTCCCAATCTTTGGGCACTGTAGTACCATTCATACTACATTGTAGCACACTCTGAGTACGGAAGTCAAGTATTACTGCAGCAGTCTGGCGATCGCGTGTTCGTAACGATCCTGCTACAGCCACAACTTCATCCATTTGACCGTTGGGTTTTTGGTAATAGCTAATCAAAAAGTATCTCATATCTTATCTCAATTGAGCCAGTTCGCAAAGGCAAGCTGACAGGTTAATTTCTTGATCTGCAACCAGTGGAACATTTACCAATGCATTGCGTATAATGACAATTGCTAGATCTTGCTTTTCTGGTTCCGAACTCCATAATTCTAAATTATCGTACATCCATCGATAAACAGAATCCATATCTTCGCTAGTGGCTTGACTACAGATGGTCTTTCTTGCGTCTAGAATACGACCTTGCTTGAACAAATCAACAGCATGAAATCTCCAATCTTGCGTGGACTGTGCTGAACCGCTTGGTTTGAGCAAAGTTCCGGAAATGCTGTTTTCTTGCAATAGATTCATGCATTTTCTCAAATCTGGATAGGTTGCTTTAACAAACAAATCTAATGTATCTAGATTAAACTCCACACTCTCGGCAACCAATACTGTGGCTGCTCTTGCAGTGAATTCAATTTGATCAGGTTTATCAATATGTACATTGGTGCATCGACTGTGTATTGCTGGCAAGATTTTGTTTGGATAGTTGCAGGTCAAAATAAATCTAACTGATTCGCTGTAGTCTTCCATCAAGGCTCGCAGGGCCGGCTGTACGCTGTTGGGATTCATGTAGTCAGCTTCATCGATCAGCACAACCTTGAATTCACCGAATGGCATGGTCTGACAAAAATTGATCAGTTTATCTATCCATTCAATTTTACGTGCTTCCTTTGAACCGTTGGCATCCAAGACATCAAATTCATCCACACCCAACTCGTTGATTAAAACTCGAGCTAGAGTAGTTTTTCCTGTGCCGGGACTGCCACTCAACAGCAGTTGAGGAATAGATCGGTCTGCAATCCAATGCTCAACCAAGTGCTTTAAATTTTCATCAGAGAAGGCATACTCAGACACTGTTTGAGGTCTATACTTGTCTTTCCATAATTGTTTCATTGTTTGGTCTTAAAAAGTTGTTTGAAAAAGTTGATGATACCGTCGAGATGTGCAGGAAGGTGCGGACACCTTCCCTGCTGCCAATTGCAAGCAGGATCAATTGCTTGCTTGCAAGTTTGACATTTTACTGGCGCTTGATTATGTCTACTAGACGTTGTTGTTCCCATTTTTCTTCACCTAAAAAAGTTGGTAAATCTTGGTAGACATCATCTATAAAGCATTTTAACTGATATAAATCATGTTTGCAACCGGAGGCTGTCCAACCGTCGTTACGACTGTCACATACCGCAGCGGATATTTTGTGAACCTCTCGATACAAAATATCAATGTCCCATCCTTTTTTAAATCCCATTTATCTTGATTGCGGACTGACTTGCACAGCTTCACTCATGGTACCATCGCTGGGCTGCTCATTTGACACCAACAGGATATCTTTTGGATCAATTTTACGAATGGTTTTGACACCGGTGGCATCTTCAATGTCGTGTCCTCGTGTCCAACGCCCGTGTGCTACACAGATCCATTGCCCGACAGTGACATCCTGCTGTTCTGGACCAGTTGCATATACTTGCCCCCAGCGTGGTCTAATGCCTGCAGTGGTGCCGTTATCATTCAACAGTACAATACCACTGGCTAACTGGCGTCCGGTAAATTCCATGTCAGTGACCAATACCGAATCCTTGAGTGCTCGTAATTGATCAACCCGAGTTGCCGAAAATGCTGTTTTCATTTGTGTTCCTTATTGAGATTTGACTTGGCGGGCTCGTGCAATTGCTGCTGCAAGACCGTCTTGAGCTGCTGCCTCCACTGGTGCTGCATTTTGTGCAGCAGGACGATCAAAATCATTTAATTTTTCAAATGTGTCATCAAAATCTTCGGGAGGTACTGGAATCTCTGCCGACTTAGCAACAGCAGCGCGGCTGCTGTGAACTGTGCCGCTGTCGGTGTTGGTCACTTGCTTTTTGTATTGACGGCCCACCTGATTGTTTCGCGAATCAATAGGACGGTTGTTACTGTCCAGCAAATCCCCGCGAGCGTTTACGTTCATGTTGCCAACTGCTCGTACATTTTCGTTTTTGAGTTGTAACGCACCCAGATCAACAATTTTTCCTTGAGCAGTACGATATGTTTTTTGTGTCATAACTATTCCTTTATTTTAGCGTAAAAATTCTTT